GCGCGCTACAGCTCGGGGTTCTTGGGGGGAGATTAGCCTTACTCGCCATCGTTGCCCTTCGAATTGTCCTCCGCCTCATTTGTCATTCTGGTTTGTTGAACTTTTTGTTTGGGGGTTTGTTTAGTCGGAATCGGAGTCGATTGCGAAGTGGTTGCGGACCACACGGGCCACACGCCGCTGTGCGGGCATCTGGCGGTTGTGCAGTGCCACCTCGTTCCAGACCTGGGTCTGTTGGACGAGGTTGCGGGCGACATTGGCATCGCGGGCGGCCCAGATGGGCACCCATGCCAGCATCAGCGGGCCAACATCCGATGCGGATGCGATGGCCGCACGGCATTCCGCCTTCCACTGTGCCTCCGGCATGGAGACACAGCGGATGAACTCACGGCGAGCCAAGATGGCCCGGTGGCGGTCCTCGTGTTCCATCATGTTGCCCCAGTTGGGGGACATGGCGGAACGGGCCCAACGCTCGCCGGCCTCGCGGATGCGGGCGCTGCTGCGGGCCGTGCGGCTCTGCACGACCCACTTGGCCACGAAGCGGGCAAGGGTGTCAACCACGCGGTCAACAGCCGCCATGTCAATGGCGGGCTTCTTGGGTGCCGGAATCCACTGAGGGATGTTGATCGACCAGCCCGCAGAGGGGTTGCGAACGAAGCCGGCGCGGGAGCGGGAGACGGAGTGCGGGATGAAGGAGAGCATGGTTGCTTGGTTGCTTGGAAGCGTTGTCTTGATGGCCACTTTGGATGACCGGCTCTGAGTCTGGTTGTGATGGCAGACAATTCGTTTTCAGAAAAGTGGATTCCACCATCCAAATACAAAAACAGTCTAGCTCTGCCTTTGCGGGACCAGCTCCACACCACATGATTAGACCCGTGTCCGGGAACGGGGCCGCCGAAACGGCCTGCGGGGGATCTAGGGTCCCCACTCTACTGTGTTCCGTGATGGCGGACAATTCGTTTTCAGAAATCACGAAGGCGGGTAGCCATCCATCGAGGGCATGTCCGCATACAGATCCTCGGGGTTGGGTACAGTGTGAACACGGGGAGGCCAGTACTCGATGCGAAGGATGGTATTCCCGTCCTCACCAACAACCGGCCGCACGTGGATGTGATCGCCAATTGCCGCCGCAACCTGGGCGAGTGCGTCCGTCTTGTGGATGATGTGATGCGAGTACATCACGCGGCCGTCAATCTCAATCTTGTGGTCTGGACTGATGACCTTGGGAAATCGAACCCACATATCACGCCGTGTCCGCGAGTAGCGAATGGCGTCCAGAAGCCGGTCCTTGATGTCGTGGGGAATCTTGGAGACCCAGTAGTTTACGAACATGCCAACGCAAGCACGCTCGAACCGGGCGAAGTTGTCCGTAGTGTAGGCCGTGTAGAGGTCGTCGAGGTCAGAGTTAGAGAGTGCCATCTTGTGCGATGGGTTCTCTCTTCCTGTCCGACACGGAATCCGTTTTGCAGATGCATACAAAAAGGTGGGGTTGCCCCCGGGTTAGTGGCGTGCGGATGCGGGCGCTTCAGATTGGGGTTCTTGGGGGGAGATTAGCCTTACTCGCCATCGTTGCCCTTCGAATTGTCCCTCTCCTCATTTGTGGGTTTTACTTGCCGCAATACGGGCACTTCTCATTGTTGCGGACACGGCGAAGACCCACCTTCGGGGGCACTTCCCATTCACGCTCGCTTCCCCGCACGCCGGGGGCGATTTCAACCGACTGCATGACCCACTCAGGGCGTGCGGCATGCCAGGCCGCGCATGCGGCGTTGCGAGCGGCATCCTGTGCGGCCTTTTCGCTGGCCAGCTTGGCGGCCTCCGCACGGGAAACATCAAGCTTTGCGGCGAGCGTAGGGTCGGCGGCCTCCTCGTCAAGAAGCCACTGCGGCTTCTTGCGGGGGGCACCGGGTGCGACGGGGGCGGGCTGGATCTTGGTGGGGGTCGACATGGTTGCGTTGGGTGCTTGGAAGCGATGCTTGATGGCCACTTTGGATGACCGGCTATTGACTTAGCCGTGATAGCCATGAATTCGTTTTCAGAAAAGTGGATTGTATGGGTCAAAACGAAATGTCTCCGTATGATACCAACGGCTATCATGGACTATAAGGTCATTTCACTCTTCACCGGAATGGGTGGGATGGACGTGGGATTCTCCGAGCAGGTTGTCGTTCCTCGTAGCAGTGTAGACCCGTCCTTCGTGGCATCGCCCGCCGATACGACTGGCTTCGTCAATCTGAAACGTCTGCCTTTCGAGACAGTGTTTCAGAACGACATTCTGCCGGCTGCGAAGAAGGTAGCTGAACTCAATCACTGGGACCACAACTATGTTCTTCGTGATGTACGGGAACTCCTGTCTGAGAACTACGAGTTCCCAACGGCAGATGTCATCACGGGCGGATTTCCATGCCAAGACTTTAGCCACGCAGGGAAGAGGCAGGGGTTTGACTCAAGTCGTGGGACACTCTACCAATCGTATGTTGAACTTGTCAAGCGTGTGAAACCAAGCATCTTCGTTGCCGAGAACGTAGAAGGACTCTTGACAATGAAAGGAAATCCAATCGACACGATTGTCGCTGACTTCACTGCAGTGGGATATGAAGTTAAGTATCAACTCATCAAGTGTGAAGAGTTTGGTATTCCCCAGACTCGGCATCGTGTGATCATCATAGGCATTCGCCTTGACAAGAAGAGAGATCTCCCTGACGACTGGAATGTGATTACAGAGAACAGGCTCGTATGCCACCTACGCCCTTACTTTGCTCATCTTGTCGAACCGGACGTAACCACGGATCCGGCACAGCAGGTCTATTCAAAAGCGGCAAAGTTGGAAAAGGGGCAGGGACAGGCCACGGTTAACGAGGATGGGTTTGGTCCTACAATGCGTGCTGAACACCATGGTAACATCGAATTCCGTGGGACTAGGCGACTGACCGTGCGGGAGGCGGCACTTATCCAGACATTCCCGCCAAATTGTGTACTCACAGAATGTAAAAAGTCAATGGTGGCATACAAGCCAATCGGGAATGCGGTCCCCACACTGCTGGGGTATCTAGTTGCTCGCAAGGTCCTGCTCCTGCTCGGCACGCCAGGCATCCAGTAGCCGCAGCCGGCGCTCGATCGGGTCCATGCCCCCGCACACGTCTCCCTCGAAACTCACCTTGAATGTGGCCGCAGCATGCATCCGATTGACCGTGGCTGCGCTGTAAGCAACGCCACGGGTATTGGTATCTGCGTGGTGGGTGAACGCCCGATCCTTCAGGTCCACGACAATGCCCCGAACGACCTCACGGTCGATTCCGTAGATCGTAATCAGCTTTTTAAGTGGCTCGATGTAGGTGATAAGCAGGTGAGTAAACTTCGCAGGGTCGCCCGCCAGCATGCCCTCCATGTACTCCTTTGCCTTCACCTTGTCCGACGTCCACTTTGCCTTTACGCTCCCGGAACCTGGCTTTCCGCTGATATGTTTCTGTGACACGGGCTCTGCATTCAACTCGAAATCCTGGGGTAGGTTGTTGCTGATCTGGTAGTTGAGCTGGGGCAGGGCGTCCTTGAGAATCGCCTTCTGGTCGTTCTCACGGGCGCTTCCGACCTCCATGCCCAACTTTTCGTTGCGCATGCATTCGGACTGGGTCTGCTGGTAGAGGCGGGTGAGGAGCTGCTGGGCTGCGGGAGTCTCGAAGACATTCTTGATGAGGAGAAGTGCCATGGTGTCTGGATGCCGGCTCAGAGTCTTCTGATGAGACATAACAAATCGTTTTCCGAAAAGGTATTTTACCCGCATCATCTAACGGAAAGCAATGGAGCCTCCTCAGACAAAGAAACAGCAGATCAAGAATCAGAAGCGGAAAGGTCTCAGCGAACATCGGTTGGGTTCGGCTAAACACGTTCGTCTTGCCGTCTCGACCCAACAAAAACGGATTCCTAAGTAGCAGGCCGAAAAGGAAAGCCCCGACTTCAACAAGAACATCATCTCAACTATCATGCCTCCTCACCAGTGCGCCGCAGCAACCGCCGCCGGGCACCAGTGCACCCACATCGTCTACGCCGCTGACGACCCACTCTGCGGCATTCACCGCCGTGCGAACAACACTCGCCTCTTTGTCGCCCAGCCCGGAGGCGTGCAACGATGCCGGATGTGCGTCCGTGGCGCTGTACCCGGAATCGACCACTGCGTCCGCCACGAGCATCTTCGCCCCCGCCCCGACCTTCCTCCCGCACAGCGGTGCCAGCACAATGGCTGCATGCGGGCAGCCGGCGAGCATAACCGTTGTGCTCGTCACGTGACCGTCTTCATTCATCGCAGGCGAATTGCGATTTGGAACGAGATGTATGTACCGGCCGTGCTTCAGATTACGGAGCGGCCTGACCTGTGGCGAGAGGTCATTGCCGAATGGCACATGCACATCGGAGAGCCCTTCGTCAATGCCGCATTCGTTCAGGCGCTCGAGGTAACCATCGCACGAGAGCGAGGCATCGCTGAGCTTTGGAACCGACACATGGGCGGGCATGCGCTCATGGACCCGCTTGGAAACATCGGGTGGCTAGAACAGTGGCCAGCGGATGTTGCCCCTCGCCTGGTTGCACGGACGGAGCTGGAGAACTTTGCACGGGACACGCAGAACATCCACACACGAGTCGTCACGCAGCAGACGACTGCGGCCCTGGACATCCTCCTGAACGCAGACGTACCGTCTGACCAGAACACGCTGGCCGAGTTGACCACGTGTTTCAAGAGCCTCGTCATCGACAATCGTGTGAGGACGCAAATTGACAAGATTGGCGAGATCTGTCGTGACATCAAGCGATGGTATCGAGTGGTGACGTGCCGCATGGAGGGTGACTTCCTGTACAAGCGAACGTTGGACGGCCTCTGGGCCAAGATGAAGACATCTTCCCTTCGCAAGGAGTTGGAGCTTCGTCTGTGGCAGGAGATGGAAGACTCGCTGGGCATGTGCTGTGATGGCCACATCAGCCGGCTCACGAACGTGCTGTGCGGGTTTGACGATGCCTTTGCACCGGAGCTGTCGCCCGCAGAACAGCTTCAGAACCGTATGGCTGTGATTGCGGGAATGGAGGGAGGCATCATCCTCCAGGTCGCAGAGGCCATGGCGGCCTTCAAGGAACTCAAGGTCCCGGAGGCAGAGTGGGATGCATGGGTGGACGCACTGTAAAATAGCCGTGGTATATAATGGCCGACCAACCGAATTATCTCATGATGGCGGCCGCAGGGGTAGGCGGGTTGATCCTCATTCTTTTCATCTGGACATTCGTCTCGAACGCACAGTTCGGTCTCACGCTGCTGGCCGTGAAAGAGACAACGGGATTCTTTCCCTTCGTCGGAACGTTCTTTCTCTACACGCTTGGGTTCTACTTTATCGTCTTCTTCATCCTCGTCGTTCTCGGAGAGATATACATCTACACCCATCCCCCGCAAGATACTCTGCATGTTCAATAATGAAGTTGAAGACTCTTCGTAGGTCGCACAATCCTGCCAAAAAATGGGACGCTATATTTGAGCTCCCGAATGGGAAGACAAAGACAGTTCCGTTTGGTGCGAGGGGAATGTCGGATTACACAAAGCATAAGGACAAGACTCGCCGGGCGAGGTATCTGAAACGGCATTCGGGAATGGGGGAACACTGGAGAAGGCCGGATACACCGGGTGCATTAAGTCGATGGGTATTATGGAACAAACCAAGCCTGAAGGCTAGTCTGTCTGACTTCAAGCGAAAGTTTGGGGTATGAGGAACGAGGAGCCTTGGCGACGTATGAAAACGGATTGTCCAATGTCAAGACAATGACAGACTGTCCCGCAATCACAACGCCCAAAATGTTCTGCCCCTACTGCCAGCATGCCGTCCTGCCCTCCGACTCCAACATCTCTGGTGACGATCACCGTTGGTGCTTCGTCCATCTCATGACCGCTGGCCACATCAAGGGCGCTACCCCCGCCGAGAACCAATCGAGTTGGATCGCCCTCTGTTCTGCACATGTTCCGCCCAAGGCCAAGGTTCGCAGGATCAAACTAACGCCCGCACAGCGGAGGACCACTGTTCCCGGTCCATTGCTGTCGTCGAGGTTCTAAGTAGATCCATCCACGTAGTCACTCTGCCATCCAGATACCTCTCTCCGAGCGTGTTGAAAAGGTGAACGTAACTGATTAGCACGGCTGCCACAATAGTCCACGACCAGTCCATCTTTTTCAATTCAGCGATATGTTCTGACTGCGGGGCAAACGACGGGACAATACATCCCTCTTCGTCCCACCAACGGACATGTCATCGCCCTCGTGAATGCCCTCGATTGCACGAAGAGCCTCGGCCACACGCTCGGGCTGATCGGCGAACTGGAGAAACAGCTGCTGGCGGAGAGTAGACCGCTTCAGCGCCGGTCGGGATGTCCGCTCTGACCGAGCAATTGTACCACCCGTTCCGTCCAAAACAAAATTAGCAAGGTCATTGTCCTTCATGTACGACAGCACCTGCGCCCCCAGTGCAGTTTTCTGGTCACGCAGCGTCTTGAGCTGTGTCTGCAGGCCACGCATCTGGTCGTCGATCTCAAGCCACGAACGCAGTGTTGCCTTTACCTCGTCAGCCATGTTGTTGTTCTTTAGTTGGCGTTAAAATCAGAACTTCCAGCGAAGGTCGCAGTCGAGACACGTCACAAAGGTCGTCATCGGCTCATCCGCAGAGCGAGTCTGCATCTGGTAGTAATCGCAACGAGTCTTCTTGCGGCAGCGACGGCAATCCATGAAGATGCTCGCAGTCTGCTTCTTCGAATGAGTCGCCTTCTCTTTCTCGGATGTACTCTGCACGATCTCCGTCCACCTCTCTGGATTCTGAATCAGAGGCGTGGAATTAACGAATGCATCAACTGTCATTGTCGGCATGAGCTGACGGTACCGGTACAAGTCAATGGCTCGATTGCGATACAGGTTAAGAAACACCGTGTTACTCCACGTCTGATCAATGAACCACTCCTGCGCATCCGCTACGCACTTCTTGAGAATAGCAGTTTCCACCTCATTCGAATCGAACTTGTCACGCACAAGGGTTCGAAGTGGGTGATCGACATATACATTGGACGCAAGCACCGTATGGACAGGTACGAGTTCCCTGTCCACCGTAGGAACATCGTCATCTTCCTCTTCGACCACGGCGTCTCCCGCATCGTCGTCCTCATCCTTCTCATCCTCATCATCATCCTCCTGGAACGTCGACGAGTGGTAGAACTCATCGTACTCCACAGAGTGCAGATCCTTGTACTGAGTGGCATGGGCGTCGTAGTCATCCGCACTAGGGTTGATTGACTTCATGATAACGAGCACTCCTGTGAAGAGGTCATCGTTAAACGGCGGAGGTAGCATATGCTGGTTGGTGTTTCCCTCTTCCTCTTCACAGGGGACGCCAAAGACCGCATATACATCCTCATCATGAATCATCTTGCCCTGAAACTGCATTGTGGGCTGCTTGGTCTTCTTACGAAGCCACTCGAGCACATCGGATGTCTTTGCCGGAAGGGGCGTTTCGCTCAGCGTGCCGGAGGGTGAGATGAAGAGTGCAACAACCATTTTTGATGGCAGATATCATTTAGGCAGGTTGATTCCTTTTTTGCCAGCAGCTGCAGCAAGTGCGCCTAGTCCAGCCATAGGATCTGGAGGTGGGGCGGATCCAGCTGGGGCGGCTGAAGCCTTGGCGGGTGTTCCCCATGAGAACAAACGTGCGAACCCCTTTCCGAACTGATCTAACGCATCACTGTTAACGATGGCAACGGCGAGAACAACTGCCAAAAGCACAGCCGCTAGCATAAATGCATACATCATCAAATCAGTTACCTTTGCATCGATGTGGATCTTGGGAAGTTTGAGTGGTGGCAGGGGAACTCTGCAACCTGTCGCCTTGCCCGGCATGTAGAGCGGGTTAGTAACAGGCGAGAGCACGTCAGCCGGCTTCACGGGCCCGACGGTCGAAGTCAATCTGACGAAATCGTCTTGTGCGATAGGTACGGGGTTCTGATAGAAGATGACCTGTGCGCCTTTGGTAGCCCGCCACCCAATATACCGGTCGCAGTCGGAATCCGATCGTGTGTATTGTTCGAGACCGCTATTTACCCACGTGAAATAAGGATCGGACTCCTTGACAAGATTCGTTAATGCCCAATTCTGACCTGTCGGAACACTGATTGTATTGTATGTATCGCCCGCCGCCTGCGCTCGTTTGACACGGGCATACTCCATGAGCTTCGCAACGAAATCTCCGGATGCCATGATTTTTGGGTCTTCTACAGGGTTGTCCTTGAGTCCCATTCCGTCTGCCGTAGCCGGGTCAAGTCTCGACGCAATCGGAGACAAGAATTCAAACGACGACCCGTTACCACTTGCCGCCTTCTGTAGAGGTATCAGAATCATGAGATTGGTGCTGTCAATACACTGGATAACCGCATCCGCCTGTATGCCTTCTACACGGATAGGAGACGGGTAGAATAGTCGTACATCGTTAAATGTATATCTCGTTCCGTTAAACTCCGCTGTGAATGGTACAAGTGGTGATATCACGATCGTATTGCCGGTACGAGTAAGCGAGACTGTGGACGCAGTGTTGCCCGGCGGATATCTCAGAGTACACGATTTACATCCATGTGATCCGGCAACAGTCACGCCAACGGTCATATCCACGGATGGTTTTGGATCGAGGTGGTCTTGTTTCGAGCATTTACTTCCCATTGTTCTAGTGTGTATAAAACAAGTCTGTCAAGAGAACAAGATGTCGGATCCTAATGCCCCCGCGCCACGTGGACTACTCAACTGGTGGCAGGGATTGATCCTTGCCGCCAGCAGTGCAATTATTGGAGTGGTGGCCGCTGTTGCCGTCATGTCTGGAGGAACGGGTGCGGGTGCGACCCCATCCTGGGCAATGGTCCTCCTGCGGTTCGTACCTCATTTCCTACTCCTATTTGGCGTCTTGGCCGATGCCTTCACATACGAAGGCGTGTACTGGACAGGCACAATGGTAGGTGTTCTGGCTACCATTGTCGCACCTTTCCTCGACATGGTGGCGGGCGGTGCTGCTGCCGCAATGACAAAATTACGAGGTGTAAAGGCTCCTCCTCCAACAGGGCCACCCTCTGCACTTGGCGGATTACGAGGCGGTGCTGACTACGAAGGATGCAGTCTCATGAGCGGAGGAATCGGCAACAAGGCCGGTGTTCCCCAGACGCTCACAGTTACGTCAAGTATCTTGTCGTACTACATTTTTGACCTCGCACTCAATCTGAGTCTGCTGGATGCTGCGGGTGCAATCGCAGCCGCCCTCGTCCTCTTCGGCGGGCAGGTTGTCGCCATTTCCGATTGCGTAGCGTCGCCTGCGATGGCCGCCCTCTTTGGTGGTGGATATGGTATCCTAATCGGAGGAGGTGCGTTCTGGGTGATGACTACATATGCACCAAAGTACCTCCCTTCGACAGTCCTTGCAGGCGGTAGTAGTGGCGGCGGCCCTGGTCGTCGTGGGTTTGGTGGGTTTGGTGACCTCGGAATGAGTTCCGATGACCCAAACAGTGCGGCTCAGTCTGACGGGGCTGTGGGGCGAGCTGCAAAGTGCCCGCAGTAATTTACGCAGCCAATGCCTTCCGTGCCAGAGTGTAGTACATGATGACCGTTGTACCCGAATACCGTCCGACCTCCACGTCATTCTTCAAAAAGACGATCGTCGGCACAACGGTAACATTGAGCTTGGCAGCAATACCCTGCGGATCGTCACGAGTGTTCACAGCAGTAAAATAAATACCCGGAAACTCATCGATCAGGTCTGCAATCGCAGGCTTGATGGATGCACACGGTCCACACGTAGGAGACCAGAAATAGTAGGCCACGACAGTGTTCGACATGCTTTATACAGAGAGGAAACTCTTAAACCTCTGTCTTCTCGATGTGGACGGTTGTCAGCTCCGCTCGATACACGGGATGCTTGGAAACGGTCTGCTTTGTTAGTGTCACGTTGCGAGTCTTGCACATCTCCGTAAACGCCTTCATCAAATGCTTGTCAATGACCTCTGAATCCAGTGCTGCGATGTTTGCCCGAATCCAGGCAGAAATCACAGGCGCTGCGACAGGCGGACTCATCACTGCAATAGGACAGCCGGGGAACAGCTCGTCTACGGGCCGAGGTGGGGGCATTTCGATCTTACGCCCGTGAACGGACTCGCATGCCATGCGATCCACAATGTCATTCTGCTTTGACAGGTCATCTACACCCCCCGTGTGTGCACGGACGTGATGGAATCGATGCTTGAACTTCGTCAAGTGAACTGCAATCCCTTCGATCAAATCCCGATGAAGTACAGGTTTCCCCATCGTTGTTTTCCATCCTCTTGACACCCAACCCGGCATCCACTCGGTCAGGCACTTTATAGAGTATTCCGAGTCAGTATAGATGACGAGGTCTTCGTCGAGTGCGCCTTTCAAGACAAGGATCGACAGTGCAAGATGAATACCTGACAGTTCGGCTCGTTGGTTCGTTTGCGACTGGTCGTCGGGGACACGCTGAGAGTCAGACCAATCGGGATGCTCTGGAAACCATGCAGCGAACCCGGCCTTTGCGCCCTTCTGTCCATTTCCCGAACAGGCTCCATCTGTAAATACGCGCATGCCTTATCCTTCCTCCTTGTTTATCATTCCTTTTTCGTACGCATGCGGGTCCGTCCACAATCCAACATCGATCACGCCATTCAGTTCGGGAACGTGCGAATAGACAGGCATTCGAGTCACAATACACCGAGAGACAATTGCCGACTGAAGCAGGGGTTCCTCAATGTGAAACCAGATTCGACAGCGGAAGGACCGCTGTTCCAAACTACGGCGGAGCATCTGTTGGCACGCAGCAGTTAAAAAGTGGGCGTGCCACACGATCAGTACACGCATGCGAATATGAGCCTGAGATGGAACGAACGACATCCACTGCGTAACCCACGGCGCAAAGTCGTCGATCGAGTTAACAGCCGCTGCATCCACCTCTTCAAAGTCGCATCGATGTTTGTTTGCGGCCACGTACGTGTTCCATACGGAATGCGATGAGCGGTCGTTTAAGGGTTCAAACAAAATGCGATGAGGAGGTGGGAATGTCTGCATTGTCTTACGAACTAGCCGTTTCCGTAGATGGCTGAACGATGCGCTTGACGGGAATGTCGGCAGATACCACGTAGATGCTGTTCTCCGTCATGATGATGTACATCTTCTCCTCCTTGAGACGCATGATCGACTCGATGGGCGACGTGTACTCCGTGTCCGACTTGACCAGGCACTTGCTCTCTCCAGAGACACCGATGCAGCAGACCTTGGAGAGGCTATCAGCATAGTAATCTAAATAAATAGGACGGTCGTGCTCAATAGCAAGCTTGGCGACATGGGCCATGACTGTTGCGGAGGGGCAGGCCATTTGTGTGAAGTCGAGGATGTGTTTGCGTTCATTTTAACGCTCAAGCCTTGGAGACATCCTCCATCCTGAACCTGCTCTTCATGCACAGCGACGGCGTCTCGGCACGGGGAACCGCAAGGAGTCTGGCAACCAACGGCTTCACCTCCTTGACCTTGGGTGCGACGGCGGCTAGGAAGCGAACCAAGTGATCCACATGCTCCTCCGTCGGGGGCGTGCGTGGATGGCGGATACTCTCGCCGAGATCGTCGACAATTGTCTTGACAAATGCCGCCATCGTGGCCTCCGGGATAAGCCCCCGGGAATACAGCTCTGCAGTGTACACTGCGAAGCCACGCTTCGTCTCCTTCTGCTTTGTCCAGGCAATCAGCGCATCCGTGAAACCAGCATCTGTGGATGAAGGTACGATCGTCACTGCAGACGTATCGTAAAGCGAATCGAACATGTCTACCTGTGTCGCCAGGTCATTGCGGGCATCCTCCTCTGCCTTGACAATATCGGAATACAAGTCAGCCAGCAGGCTTGCATAGAAGTTCTGGCGGATACCCCGATCGAACAGCAGTGTTGTGACTCGGAGGCGGAACATCGGATCACGTGCGGCAATCTTGGTCTTGATCATGTCCGTGAGCTTGGAGTAGGTTGGCTTGGACAGCTTGTTAATAGCTGCATTGATCTCGTCGTAGTCGGCATCATCCTTCTCACGTACCTTGCGGAGCGTCTCAACCAAGGCATTCTGGCGCCAGTTTGCAACCTCTGCAGGCGGGTCACGGCGAACAGGACGACGGTAGACTGGACGGAAGGACGTGCGTAGTTTGGAGAAGACCTCGATGACCGAGTCGGGAAGGGGCTGCTTGACAGAAGGGCGGAGAGCGTAGATTGAGATAACGGAATCCATTTCGACGCTCTCTCTCCTTGTGGTTGAGAAAGGATTGGTTTTCCGTCGGCTGTCCGGAAAACGGATTACCACATACTCATCAAGGGATGAGTGCGGACAAAATGACGTGGACTCTCTGGTATCACGACCCTTCCAACAATGACTACAGTCTCAGCAGCTACATCCGCATCTACGAGGTCACTACGGTGGCAGAATTCTGGAGTTTAATCGACGGCATCCCGAAGGATGTCTGGGAGTCTGGCATGTTCTTCTTCATGAAGACTGGCGTGCGTCCCCTATGGGATGCACCCGAAAACGACAAGGGAGGTGCGTGGTCAAAGAAGGTGGATGCGGGAGATACGCATACCGTCTTCATTGATTGCATGGTCCACTGCCTGGCCGAATCGTTCCTCAAGAGTTCAAACGAGTCCATCGTGGGCGTCACGGTGTCTCCGAAGGGACAGTTTCACATCGTCAAGGTGTGGAATTCAACGACGGCGGTGTGTGATCGCAAGTTGTTCAGTCCATCGCTGAAGATGAAGCTGGGTGACGACATTGCGTACAAGGCCCACAATCTGAGGCCGAAGTGAAGCGTGGACACGGCCGAAGGCTGGGTCTTCAATACATGCGACCAAATGGAGCCTGACTACACACACGTGCAGTTCACAATCCACATGTAGCTGACGTAAATCATCCACGCATGGAGAACGGTGGTCGACAGTGTTACGACGAGGGTAGCCGCCTCCATTACCTTTTTCAATGGGATTAACAATGGCGGTCGCATACACAGTCGGCCGGTTTCAACCTCCGACATTGGGACACGTCGAGATGATCGACGAGATGCTCAAATCGAGGAAGGAGTGCTTTGTGTTCATTTCATCTGCACAGAACACTCTCATCCCGTCTGCGATGAAAAAGGGTCTACTGACCAAAATGATGACACGGAACGGAAAATTCCCACCGAACCTTACTCTTGTAGATACTGCGGTTGATTGCGAAGGGGTAGCATGTGGTGGCCCGTATGCCGGATGGAACTACCTTCACAACGTCAGAAAGTTCACTGACATCACGTTGGTGATTGGTCAAGACCGTGCGAAAGACTTTGACCCCAAGACCGCACCAATGTGGAGCAAAGTCGATCCAAAGGACCTTCCGAAGATGATGGTAACGATACGCGAAAAACCCCCGGGTGCGATATCCTATTCATCAACCAAGGCACGGGCAGCATTGGGTGCGTCGGGTGTGGCTGGACTGAAAACGTTCATGAAGACAGACACGTCCGCATTGACGGACGATGATATCGCAGCGGCTGCTCGAGAATTGGTATCGAAGCAACCAAACTGGCCAAAGGGTGGTGCTGAACCCGGTGAAGACCTCAGTGCATTTGACGAAGACGATGAACCGAAAGGCGGGCGTCGCAAGACACGTCGCCGCCGTCGTGTCCGCAAGACTAGGAGGAACAGGGCATCAAACAAAGCTTGATGTCGCCCAGATTCGCAATGACGTAGCGAATCATGATGAACCAATCATTCTTCATGTGAATCTCCAGGTTGTTCGACAGGTTCGAGCACTTGGTGAACAGTACCAGGTGCGGAAGGGAAAACGTACCCGACACAATCTCATCCGGCTTGGACTTGGTAATTGCCATGTCAGACGTCGAGTCACCCATCGTGACCGTCTGAGATGCGAAGGGACCCTTGCAGGTAAAGGTCAGTGTTCCGCCTACGTTCTTGACATCCACCGTCTTGGCCGAGAGCAGAGTCATGTCACGGCAGATCTTCTGGAAGTCCATGCTCGGCATCGTGATACGGGTGGCGAACTCTGTCTCGGGCATATTGATGTCCGACTCGTCACGGTCCAGCAGGTTCAGTTTGTTCTTGATCCTGCGCTTCTTCTCACCGTTCTCCAGAGTTATGCACAGGTGGTTGGACTCCGACTTGGAGACCGAGAACGTGATTGTGTCATCGTTCGTCACTGTCTTGACAATACGGTAAAAGTGGTCCGTGTTCAGACCCACATCCAGACGCGGGGCCGTGTGATTGTACTCATACTGTTCAAACTTGGACGCATGGAGACGCATATGCGTCAGTACCGTGCGAGTGTTGTCCATGGCAATCATGCGAATGCCATCCTTATCAAAGACCAGACTCATCTCTACCAGCATGGACTTCAACCCCTCAGCAAGGATACGGATGGGGGCAGTCTGAACCGTCTTGGCAATGACAAGATCGTCAGACATTTATCAATGCTTCCGATTTCTCCTGAAAGTCGATTTACGCAGCTTGCGGTGGTGGCGACGACGGGGTGTCTTGCGACGCTTGCGACTGCCTCCCGTTGCGGCTACGTTTATCTCTCGCCGTACTTCCTCGATACGCTGCTTGAGTGCAGCGATTTCGGCTGTTTTCGCTTTGCTTGCTACGGTACTAGACAGTCCAGTGTGACGCTTCTGCACAGCTTGCAACTGATGCTGTAAGTCTGCGAGTTTTTGTTTGAGTTCATTGTCTACGGTACCGAGTGGGGTCGTTGCGCGAGACTGTTCTTGGATAGCGGCCTGCACGGGCGCAAGAGGCGGCGGCGGCGGCGGGGCGGCAACGGGGAGCTGAGCTGCGGCATTCAGAAACACCTGCATGTAGTCGAAGGATTTGGTCGAAATCTGGTCGAGGCTATCGAAGTCGCGCTGCTCCTGTTCTGTAGCAGGCGGTTCCTCTTCCCGCTCGAAGAACGCCTCTGTGTCGCTTATCGCACCATCGAGACCAAGTACAATGTCAGATAGCGAGATAGCGGTACCAGGTCGCGATTCTCCTTCAGCCTTCCTCTTTTCGGCCATGAGTTTCACGTACTCTGCGCGTTTAGCACGCGTTAGGGGTGCAGTTGCAGACAGACCGAGAGTTGCACGAATCATAGCATCTTCATCGCGCATCTCCTGGCCCTTCTCCTGTTCTGCTGCCTTTTGTTTGGCAACCGTAGCAGTCCTCTTCTGACACGGGGTTATGCTAGATGCGGCCGAGTTAAGAGCAGCCTGGACATCCGGTTGCTTTGCGATCGCGCTAACGCCTTTGAACGCAGTATCAACGGCCCCAACCAACTTTTCGGCTTGATCCTTGACCTTCTGGGACCCCATTCTATTGATAAGTTCGCGCATCCGTTTGATCGCGTCGAATACGTCGGGTGTGGCTGGTTTCGAGATCGACCGGATATCAACTCGAATCTCGGTCTTATCGTTAGTCCGTTGCTTCTGCTCGTCGAGTTTGGTCTCAACTACGGCTTGCTCACGGTTGAATGTACCGAACAGGCGATCGGCTTCTTCGTTGTATTCCTGTGCGCTTTGTGCAGGAGCATCGCGTAACCACTCGGAGGCGGGAGGGCTGTGAGGACGAGGAACTAATTCGGAATCCTTTGACTCGTCGGCTGTGCCATTCTGATTCCCACGCAGGAGTACTGCGGGTACGCCCGTCATGTTCTGAACCTGAGCCGGAGCCTCAGCCGCCGCAGGAGGTTTCGGTACTCCATCGGGAACTTCTGGACGATCAAGAACATTGTTTGGTCCAAGTGAAGGCTGGGTTGGTTCAAAGATCGAGTTGCGGTCAGGTTCGGGCCCACCGAGAGGTTTTATCTTAAGAATGGATCTGGTGGGTTTTGCAGTACTAGGAGAGTTAATGTTGCCAACGCCTAGCGGCGTGTACCGGCTTGCAGGTGCATCAGCCTCCATCGCCGCTGTGCTGCCCGGAAACAGTGCTTCTCTGAAGACGGTCGTCTTGATTGCGGGTTTCAAGTCAGAGGCCTCCTGTCCGGAAAGGGTCTGGTAATCAACGTCTTCCTTCCAGGTGCGCTTCCTCCATGCGATGAATTCATTGAGAACAGGCAGCAACTTTGTCGCGCGAGCCTCGTCGGTAAGTCCTATAAGCACGAGGAACGACTGTACCCGCGCGCGATCGGTTACTCCGTGAGAAAGACACATCCTCACAAGCGTAGCAAAGTTAGCAGGTGTTGCTCCACCGCGCTTGCGAGATACCCGCCGTCCTCGACGGTGCGTACGCCCACCACCTCGTGCCGCACGTGCAGCTTCAATCGCGGCCCTTAGTTTTGCAGCTTTCTTCTCCCGCTCAGCCTCTAGAGCCCTTGCCGGAGCAGCGAGAGCATACCGGGCCGTTGACAAGGCCGCGGCCGGAGCGCCACGCACGCGTTCCGCAACGGCGGCTGCCCGCTCTTGCGCCGTCGTCGCAGCAGCTGCCAAAGCTGCCCGTCCAAGTGCCGCTGCTTTCTCCGCACTTATGCGAAGCTTCTCGAAGTCTTCTGCTAGGCGCGCGCGCAGCTCGGCGGGTTTCTTCGCTAAATTCTTCAACCGCGCAGTTGTCTTCTCGAAGAGTGTCGCCGCCCGATCGTCGAGCTCTGCGTCTGTCACCAAGCGGAAAATAATATACATGAGCGGGCCTTCGAATATCCTGAAGCTGGTATCGTAAAGCTCAGGCGTCTTCTTCAGTTTCTGTTCGACCTCCTTGATCGAGCCGCCCTTCTCGAATGCAGCAATTAGATCTGCCTGGAAGCTATCCTCGTTGCTAATGTTAGCTTTGATTGCATCGGCTGCACTCTTTGCTTGATCCTCCACCGAAGGCTGAGCGGGCGGCGGAGGGGCGGGGGCTTGAACCACCGCAGCCGCCGCCGCCACTGCCGCCGCAGCCTCGCCCGTTAGTGGCTGAACCGGTACTGGCTTTGGTTCAAACAGCGAACTGCGCTCAGGCTCCGGTGCTGGAGGAAAATCCCCGAACATCGAACCAGGAGGGGGCGCCAACGGCCTAGCCGATGGAGGAAGAGGAGGGGACGCTTCCAACGGAAGGGGGACTGCAGCATCCGCAGTCGTATCCAACGCCGCCAGCCTCGCCCTCTCCGCCTCCGCCGCCGCCAGCCTCGCCCTCGCCCTCTCCGCCGCCGCCAGCCTCGCCCTCTCCGCCTTCGCCGCAGCCAGCCTCGCCCTCTCCGCCTCCGCCGCAGCCAGACCCTGAACCGGACCCACTCTCGAATTCGATATTTGCCATGCTAGCGAACCAATCTCCGCTCCATTCGCAGCCAGCCTCGCCCTCGCCGCATTGGCTGCGTTTCTAAGAGGGGCCTTTATACTTTGTAATACTAGTTTGGTCTTAGCCTCTCTTTCATCACTTGCCTTGTCTGCTTTGGATTGAAGGGCCGCCTCTTCTTCCCGAGCCTTCGCCGCCTCTTCTTCATGTGCAATCCGATCGGCATAGAAGTTGGGGGTTCGCTCAGCGTCCGCCTTCGCCTTCGCCGCCGCTCGTGCGTCTTCACTGGTGTACGGAACACCCAGCTCTCCTTCTTCGAGAAGTCGCCGCTCGCGCGCAGGCAGAGCCTGACGATCAGTCAACGACGCCGCCATCCCCGTGCCCTCCTCCAAGTCCCGCTTTGCACTTTCTATCCGTTCCCTAGCGTCTGTCAATGGACGCATAAACGTCTCGACTACCTTCGCAGCGGTCGCTGCTGCAATTGCAGCGTCCACTGCTTGGGTCGCACTGTCGATGATACCAGACCTCTTATCTAGTGGTGCACTCCCTATCGTATCCAGCATCGCATTGACAGCTTTTGCAGCGTCGTCTGCAGCCCTATTTGCATCCCACATCGCACGCTTTGCCCTCGTTTCATCGTCGTCCGCCGTTTTAACCGTCGTGGCATGTGCAGTATTGACTGTTGCGACAAACTCATCGTAGAATCCGAGCAGTGTTCTCGGTGACTTCAGGAAGTACTCATTGACTTCTGTCTTGGGCGGTAAAGTTTTGAAGAGACCAGCTGCGATCAACCGGCGACCTTCGGAATCGCTTTCTTTCGTAGACTTCTGGTATTTAATGAATGCGTCGAGTACGCCCCGCAACTGCTTCTCGATCGCTGCGTTAGCTGCATTCTTCTCGGGTGGGGTCATGGGCGGGATCCCGGACGTGTTGTCCACAAAGTCGTGAACCAAGACTGCAACCGCATCGCCGACCGCAAGTGCCTTTTGTCCGCCTTCAATTGCGGCCTGGTTGAGGACAAGTGTTACGAGCTCGGCAATCTCGTTGGTGGATGCGCCACCGCGCTTACGGCGGCGAGTACGACCACCACCCTTAGCCTCATTGTAGAGCTTAGTCGCCCTTTCTTTTGCAAGCTTCTTCCGTGCAGTCCAACGTGCGAGAAGATTGTAGTTTCCTATATCTCCCTTCCATAATCCTCGATTGACTTCTCCATATACAGCTGCGTTGTGGGCGAGATACATGAGTTGACTGATGAAGGGCCGCATGTTGTCGCCATAGTTTTGTGTTAGCAGACTCGGGGTCTGTTTCGCCAGTTCAATTGCCGGCTTAAGGCTCTGGAATCGGCTCGAAAGCCCAAGCTTGACCGCCTCCCAGAATGCATTCTTCTGTCCTGGTGCAGCCTCCGCTTGAGCCGCCGCCGCCTCCGTCTTCTCGGAAGCCGCAGTCTCCTCCGCCTTCTTCTTATCGGCATCCGCCTTTTCCGCAGCTTCCTTCTTCTTATCGGCATCCGCCTTTTCCGCAGCCTCCTTCTTCGTCACTGCCTCAGCCGCAGCCGTTATGTCATCCTCGAGCTTGTGCGCATAGATGGCCTCCTGGGCGTCGAACGCAGCCTTACGAGCCGCTACACCGGTATCTGTCGCAAACGGTGTAGTTGGGACAGGCCGTTCGGCTTCAGACTTCATAAATGCCGCATGTCGTTCCGCCTTGGCCAGTGCATAGTCTCTTTTCAACTGTGCTTCAGTCTTGTCTACAGTGGGAGCCTGCCCGAGTGAGCCTAGGCTAGATGCGAGTGCACGTGACGCACCCGACGAGTCGGCCTGTGTTGATAGTGCTGCCATAGCCGCAAGTGCGGCAGCAGCAGCGATACCAGCCATTACATTCATAACCTAAAAAAATCACGTGGTGGTTACATCGGTATACGAGAACAGTCCAATCGAGACGAGACTGAGAAACATGGCAAGCCATCGCAGCCCACTGATCTCTTCTCCGAAGAAGAAGATGCCCATTGTTGTGATAAGCGTATCGGACGCCAAGTTCCAGATCACATTCACCACGGTCATGTTCTCGAACTCAAGCGCCTTAACGAAAAAGAACGGCTGAAGTGAGTAGACGATCGTTGCAAGTGTCAGTCCAACACTATACGGTATCGCATCAATCGAGATAAGCTTAGCAGATCCCATCATGACCACGTCGAGAAGGGCCATAAAGACGCCAAATGAGACCGGGAGCATGTCAAACGTTCCATACTTCCAGTCCTTCGATTTGATCCATCTGTCGACCGAATCAACCGGCCTCATTAATGAATCTCAATAAAAGATAAGCGGATGAGTCTGACCGACATCGTCGCACTCTCTGTCGTGGAGGTTTTCGGCGATTTCAGTCTGCGTTGGTATGCCGAGACCAATCGCCCCATGTATCTGGGATACGGTATCGTCGGCTATGCAGGTGTCATCTACTACCTTATAAAGTGCCTGCGCACGGGAAATGTGCTGTACGTGAACGGAATGTGGGACGGGATTTCCGGCGTACTAGAAAGCTTGGCAGCATATGTCGTGTTGGGCGACCGATTGGATAAACCGGGTCAATATACCGGACTGTTAATGACGATCGCAGGCGTCTATTTACTCCGGAATGACGGGCTCTGAGTCGCCGCCCTTGTGCTTCCGAGTAAAGGCGTGACCGCTGCGAGCACGAGCTGCACGCTTGCGAGACACGATACGTCCGTACTTATTCATCATCAGATCGCCCTTCGTCAGACCACCGGGAGTCTTCTGGGCCGTTCCGTTCCATACCTTGCGACGAGATCCAAGGGTACGCTGAGTCTTCATTATACATCATCTAGAAAGTTTCAGAAAACCGGGCGGCAGTGTCTTTTCTGCTTTTGGGCCAGGTACGTCCACAAACCCAGGCTTCTCCACTTTACCGCAATAGAAGTTGTCTTGGGGTGGAAACGGAAAGTTGACGCACGTTTCGTCGAGCCCACGTGGGCCACCGTTTCCAACGTGTACAAGCATGCGAGAGACGACTGACGGGTAAATGCATACACCTAGAAAGTCCTGGTCGTGTGCGAGTCCGACCACAATCGGATTACGCTTGTATGCCTCATAGTCGGTCTCGATGTGTAGCCGTGCACTCTTGCGAATGCCCCATAATCCACCCATTATAGACGCAGTGTGTTCCTTGTTGTCTCGAATACAGTGGGCGACAAAGTGCGGCGAGTTGTCAAACTGTCGAATCGCCCAGCGATCACGCCAATGAATGCGTGAGTCGGCATCACGCACCATCATCAACTCAACGCCCGGTTCGTCGATTGCAAAGAACCGATCAATCATATTCCCTGCACCCACCTTACCCGTCCAACGCAGAATTACACGAGGAGCTGAGCTCAGTACATTCACGGTATGCGTGTCAATGTCAGCCCCCAGGTAGATGAAGATATACCAGTCGGGAAAGTACTTGTGAATGAGTTGAATGTTCTCTACCATGCCCGGATAATACCGTTCATTGTAAGGCCCATATAAACAGAAGGAAAAGACCTTCATACTTGTCTTTCTACATAGCAAATGATATCGGGTCGGTCGTTTGCAGAGATCTGCAAATGGGTATTTGATCCACGATACCCGAATGCTCCAAAGTACTCCTTTCTAGCAGGTAATGGTGATCGCATATTCCTCAATGGTGACTACGTCTTTGAGGTGGCAAAGACACTGGGGCGATTCCCGTTGAAGCGATTTGTGTTCGTCGTCCACAACTCGGATCAGCCGTTCGACCAAGCAAAGTTCCAAGCGCTTTCGCCCTTTGCCCTCCACGTCTATGCGGTGAACAATGTAGTCATTGACCCGAAAGTAACGACCATTCCCCTCGGGTTTGCCGATAAGCAGGTTGCGTGGGCATCGTCCTTCGTAGCGCCTCCCGTCCAACGGGATATCTTCGCATATGCAAACTTTATGCCTCGCACGAATGCAACAAAGCGAAATCAATGCCTAGACGCAGTTCGTGACGACCCACGTGTGACACTCAGATCCAACCTCACAGATGAAGAGTATCATGCAGATCTGTCCCGTTCGGAGTTTGTCTTGTGCCCGGAAGGAACGGGTGTGGACACCCATCGAGTCTACGAAGCACTGTTGTGTGGCGCAACGCCTGTCGTTCTTCGCAGTTCCTTAACATCCTTCTACTCGAGATACCCAATGTGTGTCGTAGATGCCTGGAGTGACACGTACACCCATCCGGCGTCAAGGGAGGTTCAATTTCGAGCCGAGTCATATATAAGATGAAGCCGGAGATTGCACTGCACAGTTGCGATTCGAACCCCATGTACCTGGACTTTTGGCCGCTGGTATCCAAAGTATGGCGACTGCGGTTCGGCATTGAACCCATTCTGATTTACATTGACGAGAACCACGACATCCCCATCGATACCACCTATGGCCGAGTGCTGAAACTGAAACCTGTTCCGGGCATTCCTACATACATGCACTCTGTCTGGGGCCGGTTCTGGGGAGCGACACTGTTTCCCGATAAAGTCTGCATTGTCTCCGATATCGACATGTTCCCAATCTCCAAGACCTACTTTGTCAAGCAGTTGGAGCACGTCCCCGACTCAAAGTACGTACACCTGTATTCTCCGACAAAACACGCAAACGTCAGTGTCGGCCCTCGTCGTCAGCATTGGTGTTCGTGTGACGCTATATTTCCAGTATGCTATCATGTCGCCAAGGGAGCATTGTTAGCCTTGGTCTTAAAGATCAACCCTGTATGGGAGGCTTCGATCCGTGATCTCGCATCGCACTCTTATGCTACAGCAGGCGACCACATAAAGGATGCCGGCGAACGTCCTCAATGGGGGATTGACGAGGACTATACAACCAAACTTATATGTATGTACCCAGACCGATCTATTTTTCATTTCAGACCTCGCTACCATCTGCGCATCGACCGCTCTCCGGGTGGATGGGTCTATCACCCTAGTGAGATCAATGCGGATGTATACGGGGACTGTCATTCTGTTCGCCCGCTCTCGGATCCAGAGAATCGGGTTAAGGTCGATGCTCTCCTTGCACTACTGATCTAACGTGATTCATGGACCTTGTGATGTTATCATACACAACGTCTTTCTTCTCAATGTCGGAGTAAGACGGAAGCTGGATCGCCAGGTATGGATATGTGAACACCATATTACACTCGTTTGTAATTACGTCTGCAATGTGTGTATCATCGTATGACAACATCTTGTCGTAGCACGAAACCCCGTAAATAACGCAGTGAGTCGTTCCAATACTTGGAGATCGTAGGTATGTCATACCATCCGATTTGGCGACGATTGAAACGTCTGGGTCATTAAGGTTCCCACATCCGTTCACGATTCCCACATTATGAACAAATCGTACGATATCACGGGCGTATGTAGCCAGTACGCCATTACTCACTATGAATTGACAGTCGTCCTCGATCACCCACACGTAGGGCAAGTTCCTTTGCTTCGCAGTTCGGATGATGAACTGGTGGGACAATAGACACCCACGTGCACCATTGTCGTCACGAATGCCGTTGACGACAATGATGTTGAAGGATGGATAGTTCTTCTGGAGCCTCTTGATATTTTCCATCCGGTCTTTCCGGTGCGGAAGGTGTATACAGAAGATATCCATTACTGGTACTCACGAAGGAATGTCTCTAGATCTTCCGGAACTCCTAGTCCCCACATCTTTGCGCAATCTGAAATAGTAATTTTCAGTCCGGATGCAATCGCCTCATTGTACACGGGTACAGTGTAGAACTCGTTGTTGACGCGAATGTTCTTGGAAATCATTTGCTCTGCGAACCGAACAAAGTCCGAACCACGTTTCCATGCATAGACACCTGTGGTTGCGTGGTCCGAGAACGGGTCCTTTTCACGGACCTCTGACACGAATCCGTCCTTGACAGCCGCATACGACCACTTGGGATTACGCTCCCCGTCAAACGTGGAGATAGTACCGTCTGTGCCCGACTCCAAGAATGAATGAACGAACTCAGTCGCATCAAACTCAATGAACTGATCGCTGTTCGCAATCATTAGCGGTGTATCGTTGTTGATCAGATGTTTGGCCAACAAAACAGTACATGCGGCGCCTTCTGTCACCTTGTCAACCACGAGGATCGAGCACCCGGGAGCAATCAACCGCAGGTGATCTTTGCATGACTCGGGGTAATCCGCACGAATGACAAACACAAATCGGGCACCGGGAACCGCAAGGTTATCTACAACCCACGAGATCATAGGCCTACCACGTACAGGGATCAACGGCTTGGGGTCCGGATATCCAGCTTTTGTGAAGCGACTGCCGTTTCCCGCCATCGGGATCACGATTGTGACCGGAGTCAATGCGTTCATTACAAACTCTTCAGTTAAAGAACTTGGCGTCGGAACGCATACGACCCGAGATCCACTCGCACGAGCAGCAGTCAGACCAATTGGCGAATCCTCGAAAATAAGTGTATCACGTGGAGAGACACCGGCCCTCCTATGACAAAGAGTATATATCTCTGGGTCGGGTTTGGGAGCACATACGTCTTCATTCGATACCGTGAAGGTAAAAAGATCAAAAATTCCCAGCGCAGTCAATGCGGCATTCAGAGTTGCACGGATACAGTTGGTTGCGCATACCACATGGTATCCTTCGGAACGGAGACGGGTCACCATCGAACGCAGTGCCGGTGAAGGAGATATGCGACCAACTGCATTTGCAGTCAAATACTGTTTCCTGGCAAAGATCTTTTCAAACAATGCGGGCGATAACCCCTTGTCTTCTGCGAGCATCATGAGTTTTGCCCGTGTGCTGCGACCATTGTATCTAGATTCGTGGTCGTCTCGTGATATACAGAATGCCTTCCCACAGACTTCGGCGATCGCATCGTTCAGAGATTCATAGTGCACTTCGCAAAAGTCGAGAAGAACTCCGTCCAGGTCAAATACGACTAGCTTCATTGACTTTCAAGGGAGAAACCATTTAAATCATGCTGATCATCGCCCATCGGGGGAATCTAGACGGACCCAACCGCACAACTGAGAATCGTGAGGAAACGATCGCAACTGCAATCGCAGAGGGGTTTGACTGCGAGATTGACGTATGGAGTGTCAATGGATGTCTTTGGTTGGGCCACGATGGACCCGATTACGAGACATCTGTTGCATTCTTGACGGTGTACTGTTCGAGTCTTTGGGTTCACTGTAAGAACCTGGATGCGCTCATCACATTGAAAGATCAGTTCAACTGCTTCTTTCATGACAAGGATACGTATACTTTGACAAGTAAAGGGTTCATCTGGGGTAACATCGGTAGCCCAACGACTGACAAGGTAATATGCGTCATGCCGCCTGGAGACACAGGCGTGGCACTTGGGGTGTGTACCGATTTTCCGAAACGATATAGACGGAACTCTTGATAAAGAGGAAACAATGTCCGGTGAGAGCGATGCGATATACGTGCGATACACTCAATATGTCCAATCTATTCTCCGATCCGTGAACATTTCTGAATTCAAGAGGAATCCCGCATATACATACATGCTCGAACACGTTCCGATCGACGTCGGACAACAGTATCTTGACAGTATTCGGGCTTCGGATGTATCCATCGACGACATCGCAGCCTACTGTTCCAAGAATGATCGTATTGGATCGCCTAGAGTGGCACAGTATGGGAATCTCGTTGCATCACCCACGTCACTACGGTATATCCGGCATGCTCTTCTCATTCTAGATCACTGCAGGAAGACCGGTACACTGAATCCGTCTTTTGTAGAGGTGGGATGCGGATATGGTGGGCTGGCACTTGCGATTGACCATTTCAGCCAGAGATATGGTGTCACTGTAAAGTCGTATACAATGGTCGACCTTGAGTATCCGTCGAAGCTGCAACGTCTTTACATGTCAAATCATGTAACTTCGTTCCCAGTCACATTCAAGCGGGCCGATACGTTTGGAAGTGATATCAATGGAAAGGATAACTTCTTGATCAGCTGCTACTGCTTCAGTGAAATCAGCGCAGTCGATCAGCGGAATTATGTGAACACACTGTTCCCCAAGTGCTCCCACGGGTTCATTCTTTGGAACCACATCAAACTGTACGATTTTGGAAAGCAGGTTACCATCGAGCCAGAGGTCCCGTTGACATGTCCATCGAATAGCGAGACGCCGAACTATCATGTTCGTTTTTAGACGTGTAGGATCGGGAACAGATGGAAAGAGAGCGGGTCCGTCTTCCAACGTTCAGTGTCTTCCAATGTAAGAGAATTGAGTTTATCTAGTAACTGAGTGTCGCTGATTTCATGCATGAACCTCAATACTTCCTTCGACTTTAGGATTGACACGGTGCTGTGTTTGTTCATTTGAATACATATGCCGGCACGTGCAGTTCGGTATGAAAATTCAACGTCCTCCCCTTCCCCCCAACGCTTTGTCTCATCGAGTGGATATCGAAGAGCGACATGTTTCTTCACAACGTAGTATGCACCCGATATATATGCAATTCTTGCTGTTATCGAGTTCAGCTTAAAATCGTAGGGAAGCAGGCATTGAGACTCAAATCGAGTGTCAATTGCATATACGTAGCGGAGGAATAGAAGAAAGTCCCGGAAACGAGAACCATCGGGATTGAGGATCTTGTTAACGCATACATCAAACGAGTTTCCAAACTCTAAGAAGCCGGTATACCAATCAGCGTGAAAAATCACATAGTCGTGAAGCAATACAACGTTTTCATAACTAGCAAGCCTGCATATCATGTTCTTTTTCCGGGTGATCCAATTGGGAGTAGACTCGTCGAATGGAACGAGTCTAATATGTGGCGAATGCCCCATGGGCCGAAGCGATGTGTTTCCTATGATTATGATCTCGTAGTTTGGAATGCACAGCGTTCGAATCGAGTCTACTACCTTGATAAGATTCGGATCAGACTTACCATCCGTAATAATTCCGAAAGTAAACTCCATGCTTGTACCCAAGAAAGCCACCATGCAGTTCAACCGTGCGAGCGGCAGGTTTACACGTGTAAAGAGCCCCTCGTCTGATAAGCTACTGATCCTCTATATGACAAACAATGACCGGTTATTCGTATTTGATAGGTTCATAGACGAAGTTAAGAGCGCATCCTGTAAGGGCGATATATACCTGCTCATTGTGAACACAACCAATGATGACAGTTATTCCTCTCGCATGGTTGGCCTAGGGGTTGCGTTCACAGTCGCATGCGTTCCATGCCCCCGCAGTGACTACCTGCCAAAGATACGATATGGAATACAGTTTGCCAAGCAGTTTGGGTTCTCGTATATGGTGAAGTGTGATAACGACATCATCATCCCGGCGTATACATTGGAATTCATGTATGCCAATCGAGCTGCAGTCAATGTGGGTCTAACGCTGTCTCCGGCACTGTCGACCGGAATACCTTCAGTTGAGTACTTCATTGATTCACTGTTTACCCCAGATGATACCGAGCGTATTCGAAGCGACTTTAAAGAGTGCATGTTTCACGATCAGGAGGGGATCTTCGATTATAGACCTCTGAACGCATGTACGATTGGCGCTGAAAAGTGGAATCCCGTAACGTACTTTAGAGCCCTTCGACAGCTCAGTGAGTCAATGGGGGTTGACAGCACCGGAAGGGATCGGCATGGACACTCTAAGTTTTACAGGGGAATGCACCCGGTGCGGCATGGATTCGGAAACGCACGGATAAATGAACTCATCATCAAGAACCGAGACAGGCTATTCTCTGACAAGCAGTGTTACATCGTAGCAGAAGAGAACACCTACTTGTGTAACATGTGTTTCATGATATCCACGCTTAACTACGATAAACTGATGAATGTCGAAAACCTTACCATTGATGGATGCGACGAGGTGCCTTTGAACCGTTATGCATGGAATACAGGTATGAAACATCAGATTGTGCGAAACGGGTATGCAATTCACATTACGTACAATTGGAGGTGGTTTCTGAATAACGTAGACGGTGGTAGCAATATCGAGAAACCTGTCGAATCAATCGTCGAATTTGAAGAGGCATTTGTTCGCAGATTATACGAGCCCAAGTTCGATATGTGTATCATGTACTTGACTTCGAATGATCGTCACCAGACATTCAAGCACACAGTTAAGGCACTCAGTGAATCTGCACACGTAGATAGGATCCACCTGCTGGTGTTAACGCACCACGACGATGCGGCGTTCTATGGTGACTGTCTCAAAGACGGTCATGTTTCACACACCGTCAAGACATTCGATCGTGACAATAACTACATGAATAAGATTCATTATACAATTGACTTTGCCGAGAAGGGCGGCATCCCCTATATCCTCAAGCACGACAACGATATCATAATGGGCTCATCTGTGTACGATCATATCTTCGAGCAAAAGACCATCCTTCAAGATGAGTCTCGTCTCGTTCTCACGCCAACGCTTACGTCGGGAATACCAACATGTGACATGTTTATCGAGGATTACTTGTCGACCGACGAGAAAGCATACATGCATGGTCTGTTCAAGCAGCATTCATTTGGCTCTGTTTGGGGTGTAGACTACACGAGCCTGAATGCGCATACAACGGGAGCATCTGAGTGGAATTCGGCTGCGTTTTACGAAGGTGTACGTGCGATTCCTCACTACTACAAGGGAATTCATCCGGTTAGAGTCAACGAGAAAGCACTGGTTGAACTAAACAAGCTGGTTATCAAGTACAAGTCCAAGATCTTAGAACACGATTCGTACACACTGTATGATGATAGGACGTCGCCGTATTTTTGTGATAGTATCTTCTGCATACGAACGGATGTCTACAAGAAGATTGTGAATGCGAATGAACTGTTCGTTGACTCGTTCGATGAAGTCCCCTTAAACCGGTGGAGATGTAACAACAACCAGTCTATTGTTGTCATACGACACGGTACAGCAATTCATTTCATGTACAACTGCATTCAAAATTATCTCGAATACGAGGCGTCATTTGTAAACATGATCTAAACCCGCAAAGCTGGATGGGGTTCCATCCACATTTGTGGTTTTGTATTGGTTCTGGGTTTGAATCCTCTCGGAGGTCCGGGGAGGACCCCTTGGGACGTCTAGTTGCTGTACGCCAGGCCACCCATGCCGCTCATCACGCGCAGCACGTTGTAGTTCACGGCGTAGACGCGCACCTGCGCCGTGCGGCCCGCACGCACCGTGTTCACGGACACCGTGAGCTGGAGCGTGGCCTTGTCGATACGGGAGAAGTTGCACGTGCCAGACGGCTGGTGCTCCTCCGGCTTGAGCGCAAAGGAGTACACGCAGATACCCGGGGCCGACGGCGTGCGGGTGTGGTGCTGGTACGTCTGCACGTACGTGAAGTAGCGACCCTCACGCTCCGTGAAGCGGTCCTGGCCGTTGAGCTGCAGCTTGGCAACCTCAATCGGGCACTTGCCAGAGCAGCGCGTGCCGGAGTCGAGGATGACCTTCGCCAGCAGGTAGTTGGTCGTGTCCTCAAACAGGTAGGCCTGGTCGTTACCGACCGAACTAATGTTAGTGTCCAGCCAAGAGGCACCGTTGAGCGACGGGCCAACCTGGATACCGAGACCCGGGAGGTACGGGCCCGACGTGCCATCAGCCGTCGTCGGCACGTTGAGGGTCGCCGCACCGCCACCCAGCGAGCCACGGGCCAGTACGTCCATGATCACACCCTCCGTCGAGAAGTCGTCGGAGTAGTTGAACGGCTGGCAGCCGTTGACCTCAGCAATGTGCGAGGGCGGGGGCTGCGAGCAGTCAACGAACGAGTCACGCTGGCACACCCACACAAGCTCCTTCACCGGGTGGTTGAAGTTCAGCTGGATCTTGTTCGAGCTCGACGTGATCGACTCGGCACCCGTGAACTGCAGCTGCTCGATGAGGTACTCGTGCGTCTGCTGGGCGAAGCGGCGACGCTCCTCCGTGTCCAGGTAGATGTAGTCGATGTACAGCGAGGCGGCCGTCAGCGACTGGATCGCCGTCGGCACCGAGCTCGACGTCGTCTGCAGCTCATAGTAGCAGCAGTTGATCCACTGCTCGAACTCCACGTTGATGCGCACCTCGTGGTACTGGAGGGCGATCAGCGGGATGGCCAGACCCGGGTTGCGGCAGAACCAGAACTGGAGCGGGATGTACAGCGTGCGGGCCGGGGTGCCGGCACGGGGGGCGCACGAGTTCGTCAGCTCAGCGCCCGCGCAGGACACATCCAGCGCATAGCCCTTGCGGTCCTTCATCAGCACCAGGTCGTGCGTGTTGCCCACCATCTCGTCGAGCGCACGCACCGTGCCCAGATCCTGCGTCAGCTGGGTCCAGATCTGCATCCAGTCGCCGTACTGGCGGTCGATGCGCTGGCCGCCAACCTCGAGCTCCACCGTCTTGATCACACGGTGACCCACGTAGTTGAGCCAGCGGAAGCGCTGGATCGCCGTGTTGTTGGCGCCATCGAGCTGAACCGCCGGGAGAACCAGCTGGATGTACGTGCGGAACATCAGATCGGCGTTACGGTTGATGATCGCCGTCACACGCTTGTTGAAGTCAGCCTGGCCGTTGAACGTCACCTCAATGGACTCCATGGCGAAGTTCGTGTGGCGCTTGAACAGCACCTTCCAGAACGTGATCTGGGGGTTGCCGCTGATGTAAATGTCCTGCGCACCATACGAGACGAGCTGAAGAAGACCGCCACCCATATTGCTTGTATGATACTCAGCAACAAAATTTCTTTCGAAAGAATCTACATGCACGACGACACTGCTTAAAAATGCGCATCTATGCGGTCAACTGCGACCCCCGCCGCGGCGAACGTCTGAAAGCTGCCGCAGCCCCTCTGAACCTCGACATTGTGTTAGTCCCAGCACCTCTGAAGAACGACCCAGAGGTGGTGCGCCGTGGGGCCACCTGTTTCGCCCGCAATACCTCGTACCCCACCGGGCTCGCAGCCACACTGGGGCATATTCGATGCATGAAAAGACTCGTTGAGTCTGGAGAACCGTTGGGAATCATCATTGAAGACGATGTGAGGTTTCACAAGGGTTTCAACAGTGTTGTAGAGTCGATGGAGGAATATATGAAGGAAGGAAATACCGATATCCTGTCGTTGGGATACATCAACATCCCACAGGGGGAACACTATCGTACGCATGGACACGTGTTGATCCGGAATGTGGGCGTTTCCAATCCGTGGGGTGCGCAATGCTACATGATCACACGTGAATGGGCCGCCAAGTTCTGTGCGATTTTTGAAGTGGATGACGTGTCTATTCCATATGGGTCGAATTTCGTTACTGACTGGGTCATGTTCGATCCAGTTCTAGGGTGCCGGCGAGATACACTGATGTGGCCGATTGCGGTTGAGGGACCCGATGAGCAGTCCATTGCCGGAGACAACCAACATAAACCGGATCTGTTTGCCACAGTTCCTCGTGACTACTTCTACCTGTAGACGTGGCACGTCCTACACTGCGGAACATACAGGTCAGCCCCACCAAAAGCAATCTGTCCATAGCCGGTCCGCAGCCTCCGGGTAAAGTGTGCAGGTTCCCCGCAAATACAGAGACTCGATAGATGCGTGATCTTGTTAGCCAGTGGAATTACGCTCAGAAACTCGCCAAATGGGCGGCGGTCAGAATCGCCAGAAAGTCCACTCAGTACCAGGTCCTTGTCGAGAGTATCGACCACAAACTCCACGAATGGAATCAGCCCCCGAAAGAACTGCGTCTCATCGACAATGACAATTGAAAAGGAGGAGAGAAAGTCCGCAGTCAAGCCATTCAGTGTGTTCGTGGTGTAGCATGGGAACGAGTCTCCGTCGTGCGTTGTGATCTCATCGACATTCATAGACCGGGTATCGATGGTGTGCTTGACCACCAACACCCGCAAGTTGTTAGCCGTGTACTTTCGGGCAAGGCTTAACGCATAGGACGTCTTGCCGGCAAACATCGGACCGAGCACAACTTCGAGTGACATTGCGAATTACATGTACACACTATGAAAACACCAATGGAGGAGGACGGTATAATTGCCACTATTGCCATCGCCGCCGTCTTGGCAGTTGCCTTGGCATGTGCATGTTGTTCGTATTTCGAGAGGCGAGTTGTCGAAGAAGAGGAGGAGGACGACTATGAGACTGCCGCATGAACAACCTTCATACTACCCGATGCTCAGGCGGAGATTCGTGCTGTGGCGGGTCAGGTTAGCGAACTCGTGTGTGGCGTGTTCCCCGTCTCTTGGTCCGCTTTGACCGCCTAGTCTTGCGATGACGGCCGCTGCCAGCCGGTCCCGAACCGGGAGGAATATACACCTTCTTAAAGGGAATACGGCTTGACTCCTTTGCACCACATGCGAGTACATAGAGAGTTGTTGGAACCGTGGGATTTGGGTTTGGATGTAATACAAGTGGAATAGCGTCCTTGAGAGATACATCAAATTCTCTGTGAATTTTGTCATATGTAGGATCTGCGTCCCCTTCACATTTATAGACTCCAAAACTATGAGGTGCTGTTGGATCATTCTCCGAAAACCCCAGAAAAAACGACCGAAACGTATATGTACCCGGACCATATACCCACCTGGTCTTCATCTGAGCATTAGAGCATATTGACTTCATCGACTTTATCCAGTTTGGACAGACCATCATGAGCGTGTCTGCCACAGATGGGTCGTAAAAAAATACGAGCCGCAGGTTTTCGGGTATTGTGATTGTCTGCGGTTGTTCGCGTGTTGTAACACCGTGTGCAAACATGATATATTTAACTTCGTCTGGCTCTGGTTGGTCAGGTTTCATGATACTAGGACGACCTCGCTGGGGTTGGTATGGAGCATCCGCAGCCCTACGGATGGCTGCGGCCACACTTGCCCTTCCCTCCTTGGGCATTATATCATTCCAACACTTTACTCCATAACCATGCGAGGAACAATGTGCATAGCCTCCAACTCCTGCATCCAGAGCTTCATCGCATACGGAATGGTCTTCTGAACGAAATCCGTCTTGTTGCCACATGACCCGCAGGAGTACAGCCCCTCCTGCGGATTCACAATGGCCAGCGTTCCGCACGTCTTGCAGATGCCGGTCGAGAAGGGGTCGGACACATCCATCAGTCGCTCCTTGGTGAAGGCCGCCGCACCGTGAGAGATCATGCAGTCACGCTCCATCTCACCCACACGGAGACCACCATCACGAGACCGCCCCTCACACGGCTGACGAGTGAGCGACACGATGGGTCCACGGGCACGGGAGTGACGCTTGTCAATCACCATGTGCTTCAACCGCTGATAGAAGGTGGGGCCCATGAAGATCTCGGCCTCCATCATCTCGCCCGTCTGCCCATTGTACAGAATCTCATTGCCGTAAGGATGCATGCCCTGCTCCAGCATCTGAGCCCGCAGCTCCTCGACCTTGAGGTGAGAATACGGCGTTCCATCGGCCAGCGTTCCCTTCCGAACACACACCTTTCCAAAGATACACTCCATCAACTGTGCAATGGTCATGCGGCTAGGCACAGCGTGTGGATTCATAATCAGGTCGGGGCGCAGACCCGCACCCGTGAAGGGCATATCCTCCTCGTTCAGAAGCATGCCCACCGTTCCCTTCTGTCCGTGGCGGGAGGAGAACTTGTCTCCAATCTGAGGAATGCGCTCCGACACCACCCGAACCTTGACGAAGGGATATCCGTCCGAGTTCTTGTCCTGCCAAACACCGTCAATACGGCCAGCCTCAGCATTCTTGTGGGTCGTGGATGCATCACGGAATGCGTAGCCCGCCGTGTCGTGGCGCAGGTTCACCACCTTGCCGATCACCACATCGTTCTCCTGCAGGCTCGAATGGAGGATGGGAATACCATTCTCGCCGATAGCCGCATAGCTCGTGTTCTTGAACTTGCGAGTATTGTGCTTCTGAGGCCGCATGAACTTCTCCTCTCGGCCCGAGGTCACGTTGCGGTGCTCCTCATCCTTGTACATTGTGTAGTAGAGGCCACGAAACAGGCCACGATTGACGGCTGACCGATTCATGATGATCGAGTCCTCCTGGTTGTATCCGCCATAACAGGCAATCGCCACAATCGCATTCATTCCGAACGGCATCTCCTGCATCCTCAGAATGTTCATCGACCGTGTCTCCACGATTGGACGAGAGACGGAGCACAGAACGTATGCATTCTTGTCGAGTCGCTTGGCAAAGTTCGTTGCGTACACGCACATTGCCTGCTTTCCCATGGCCGACTGGTAGGTGTTACGAGGCGACTGGTTGTGATCGGATAGCGGAATCGTCCCTGCCATGTGGCCCACCAGCATAGAGGGGTGGATTTCGTAGTGAGAATGCGATGTCACCTCCTCCTTCGTGAGCGCAACCCGCAGCGTCTCCGTCTCGGACGCATCAATGTATTCAATGCACGTTCGCATCCAGGCGTTCCAATCCTTGCGATCGTCTCCAACCGGGCATGCAGCTCCCACTCGGAAGACAGGGCGAACCACACGACCACCGTCTGTCTCAATCAGAATCGAATTCAGCAGCGTGTACCACGCAATCGACGTGTGGGGATGAAGACGGGACGAGTGCTTGGCTGCCCGCATTGCCCGGACAACTCCCAGGGGGTTCATGGTGTAGGCCAGCAGAACACCATTCACCGTGATCGACGTACCCTCGTAGACCTTTGGAGTTGTGATCCACGTGGTCTCTGCATTCGGCATCTCTGCAAGGAAGTGGAGAATGGTCGATGACGGCACATGCTGAGAGATAGAGGTCAGTAGCGACATTGTCTTCACAATACCCACCGAATGGCCCTCCGGAGTCTCGACTGGGCACATGAAGCCCCACGAGGTGCCGTGCAGCTTGCGAGGAGCAAGCAGCTTACCCGACTTCTCCACCGGTGTCTGAATACGGCGGAGGTGAGACAGCGTGGCAGCATAGGACATGCGAGCCAGCACCTGCGAAACACCCACCTTTGTTGCGTTGGACATGGAGGTGGAACTCGATGTACCCAGTCCCTGCACCGTAAAGTTACCCGTTGCCAGGGCCTGCTTCATCTTGCCCTCGATGGTGGAAAGCTTCAGGATCTTGTAGAGGTTATTGATATTCAGGATCTCCAGAGGCTGACCGGCCTTCTTCCATGAATCGTTATTGACCTCCTGCACGAACTCGTTGCGAGTGTCGTTACAGACCTTCTGGAATAGCTGTCGGAAGAGATGGGTCAGAAGAGCACCGGTGGTAACCACACGCTTGTTCGGATACGCATCACGGTCATCCAGCGGAATGTGCTTACAGTATGTCAGCAGCAGCCGACGAATCATGCTTGCCATCAGCATTGTCCTGCGGGCATTGAGGACCTCCGGTGTCGGCACCGGCGACTCCCCGGCAAACCGAACGTGGGGTAGGAACTCGCTTGTCAACAGGTAGCGCACATAGGCACACTTGTCCTCCTGGTTGGTGCCATACTGGAGGTGGTTCGTCAGGTACCGAATCGCATCGTCCTGGGTGAAGATTGATAGCTCGGCCACATCACGGAAGGATGCCCCCAGCATTTCCACATGAGAATCCTTCTCATCGCCCCAGATAATCCGAGCCACCGTGCGGTCATCCGTGATTCCGAGCGCACGGAAATACACCATCACCGGAATGTCCTCTCGGAAACGAGGTACACATGCGATCATGGGGTATCCGAAGCCGTTGAACTTGGACGACAGGCGGATCTCCAGCTTCTTGGGCGGAGTCGTGAACGACTCATGCAGTGACTTCATCTCGACCGAATAGAAGTACTTGGATGCCGACTTCTTGTTCTGGAAGATCATGATGCGGTTGTCAGCGACCTTCTCCTGACAGAGGATGGTCCGCTCTGAACCGTGAACCACAAAGTACCCCAGGGGATCGTGACTGCACTCGCCAACCTCCGAAAGCGAGGCCGGGTAATCCTTGAGGAGGCACAGTGAAGATCCCAGCATGACAGGGAGCTTACCCAGCGAGATGCCCTCAAACACACGGAACTCCTCGTCACACGTGTCTAGCTTCTCACCCTTGTACGTACGAACCACGAAGCGGATGTCCGCATGCATCTGGGCTGCATATGTGAAGTTGCGAACACGTGCCTCCATCGGAAGCATGGGCTTCACACGCCCCGTTGCCTCCTGGAGGCGAGGCTTGATGTAGGTGACATTCTCGAAGGACAACCGAAACTCGTACTTGTACTTCTTCGTGGCCTCATCCTGCTCGTGCCATACAGTGATGGGTGCAGTTGACTGGACGATAAGAGGAAGCTTGTTGCGAATGAAGTCTTCGAAGGAATCGACCTGGTGATCAACGAGACGACGAACACCCTTCTCGAAGTATGCCTTAACAGCGTCCCACTCAGTCATGGTATATGAATGCCCCGGTTACGCTGTAAATAAGGTTTATCCGTTTTGAGTAAAGGACATGGGCGACAAGGAGATTACAATCAACAAAGTTGGTGGGCCGAGAAAGACAACTGCCAAACATGCAACCTATCCTAAGAGCTCGTTGCGCACCAAGACCATGCGAAAGATCACGGGTGTGGCCGACCCATCCAGGAGTCCGCCGTTCAAATCGGAGGGAAAGGTCCGTATCCTGACAGCATTCGGCGAGAAACAGAAGCGCAAGACGACCCAGCGGGCGTTACGCAATCTGACGGATGCGCAGGTCCGTGAGAAGCTCAGCCGGTCCAGGTTTGCGATTGGACCGCACACGCCGCCAGAACTTGCTAAGTTGATCCTCATAAGCGGAACAGAGGCAGGAATGATTCCTTAACAATAGACTAATGACGACCATTTGGGGTCCGCTTGGTTGGATGACCCTACATTCCGTTGCCTCGTTATACCCAGATGAACCAAGCGAAGCCGAACGGCAACTCATGATCAAGTGGCTGGATCTCTTCCGAGACACAATCACATGCCCGACGTGTCAGGGTCACTTTGCCGAGCTACTCGCAACGTATCGGTCTCAGTTTCCGAACATGCTATACAGTCGGCGAGATTTCATGCTCTTCACGCTTCGTGCGCACAATGCCGTGAATCGGCGCCTGAGCAAGCCTGTATACCAGACAGTGCAAGCGTGTTTCGATCTGCTGCGTCAGAACGTCCAGTTTAACAAAACGCAGGGGTTTCGCATCACATACACGAACCACATTACTCGGCACTGGCGCATGTTTCAGGATGCCTCAGGGTTGGCTGCAATGAAGAAAATTCACGAAATCAAGAAGATCGAAGTCAGTTACATGAGCCAGCGGAGCAACGAGTTTGAAGTGATGATTCCCGACGAGAATGTTGCATATATTCCGAATGGGATGCCGAATGAGCCTCTCCGCCCAGTTCCCTTTCGCAGTCCTGGGCGTATGGTTATGACGTCAACTGGATTTCGGATACAGCGGTAAGCGGGCGATCGGGACTCCAAGGAAGCGAAATCAATGGATCACATTCCCATGCATACCGGCGCATCCACGGATGCCGAGTGTCTCTTGCCTCGTCGTAGATCTCGTCGGGATATTTGATGCGGCGTTTGGCTGTACGAAGAGATGCGGACGGTAGAATGAACTGAAGCTGCTGGGTTGCATGAAACGATGGCTCTGGATACTCCCATACAAATGACGTGGGCTGTTCAAAGTCATTCAATGTCTGCAGTAAAGGGGCCTCGGGATAGGGATATACCCAAGACCAATCGGGGACCACAGACGTTGTGAAATACGATAACGTCCATGCATATGTCTTCCAGTATGCATAACAGACGGGATTCCAATCGATGACTCCGTCCATGAGAAGTCCGACACGTGCCTCGAGTGCCAGCCCATCCGGTGCAACAATGTGAGCATCGGTCGGCTTGCGACGTTCGATCAGTACCTTTGTTTCCATCTTCACCGGCTCCCTCATATGGAGTGCACGGACATGACCGTCTTCACGCAACGAGAACATTGCCACTGCGGGCATGAAGTCATTGCCAAACAAACGGACGCATAGCTTCACGTACTCGTCTGCCGGAAGAGGAAGAACATTCGCAAGGGCGGAGATGGAAAAGGCATCATCGTCTCGAAGTAGGAATATGTTGCCGACAGTGCGTTGCGCCAATGCGATAAGAACGAGGTCTGCATCCAACCCGTAAATCGCCACGACGGTTCGCTCACGTGGATCAAGGGTTCGTAGCCATCGAAATATTTTATGTTCCCCTTCGCCATGCTCGTCTGTTCCTGATATGACGGCGTCCGGGAAAGCCAGTTTCAACTCCTTTGTGAGACTCCTCATGTACGGCGTTTCAGGCGAGATCTGGTGGCGATCAAATACCGACACCTTCTCGGGTGTCCGGAATCGGCGGTATCGCTGCTGGACAATCTTGGCATACGGGACAAGGCCGTCCATCGCAATATACACCTTTCGTACACGCATGCGTTCGAGATACAGTCGGAGTTCAGTGATCACGCTACCGATTGGATCTTCGTCCTTAATCGCCTTATGTAAGAAACAGTTGAAGTCCATGCAGAGCACATCGGCTTCAAACGTTTCATAGGGTTTCTGGATGTGTCTGTGCTTACGAAGTAAGGATGCGACGTAATAGGGGATACCCATTAGAATACGTACACGGGTTCATTGAAGGTCGTTAGCACCACCACCACCTAGTCTTTGCGGCCTCGGCGAGGATGGCCTCGACGTTCTTGACGACAATGGTCGGCTGCTTGGACATGGCCGCCGCAAGCAGGTCGGCCGCCTTCTTCTCCGCAGCGACAACCCTGGCGACCGAATCAATTCCAGCGATCGCAGTCTCTACAATGTGCGGCACCATCGTCGAGATGAAAACACGTGCAGCCTCCTTCTCCGCCTCCGGCATCTCCGACGCATTGACAACGTAGACCAAGCTGCCCTGGAGCATGGTAAGGCGCTCAGCGGGAGTTAACATCTCCAGGGACTGAAGGTGGGTCGCAAGCTTGATCACCGCAGGGACCGGGTTCTTCCAATCGATGGAATCAAAGAGGGTTGGTGTGGGCACAACGGCGACAACAACTTCGGACGTATCGGACATTTATGTCTTCACCAGACATGTTGTGTAAGTTACGAACGACGGCGGCGAGTCCGCCCCCCTCTCGGGGCCGCAGGCGCCAATGAGGGAGCAGCCGCAGGAGCGGGCATCATCGGCTCAGCCTGTGCGGGAAGGGGATTCATCTGAACAGCCTGCTGCACCTTCGGGGCCTTCGGGGCCTTGACAGCCTTCGGAGACCGCTGGGTCTTCGCCTTCGCTACCTTGCGTGTCTGTGCGTGCTGATACTTCATATCCTTCTTGTGAGCCTTCATCTCGTCCTTGGCCTTCTTCAGAGCCTCTTCCAGCTTGGCTATCCGCATGCTCGAGGCATTCGTGGTTCCAGCGACCACACAGAACTGATTGACCTTTTGGCGAAGTGTGGGCATCTCTTATTACTAAAAACGAATTTAAACGCCGCAGCTAGAAGACAACAGCGACACCATGGACATCTGCCCCAGCTGCTACAACGACACACTTACGACCCACGCCGAGCAGGGAATCGCCATTTGCCAGGGATGTTCTCCCGTCTTCTGCATGGAATGTTATCACGGTGCTCGGTATTGCTGCGTCTTCTTCCAGGATACGCCTGCCGTGCCGGAGTACAATTGGGAATGCGCTGAAGCCTATATGGCATTGCACACAGACGCAGTGGAACGCATCGTTCGGTCCGGACCTCGCCGTAAGTGTTCGGTGGTTCGAGTCGACGGACAACTATTCCGCCGCATCATGTTCAACGGTATTGTCACGCAGGAAATTGCGTGTCCCAACAAGTAAATGTGGGAGTGGATCCTTCTACTCGTGTTGGTCGTTCTCTTTTTATACTTGACAAACGCTGGCCGGACCGTGTTTGCAGGCCCACCTCCGGGATGTAAGGCATGTGCTAAGCAAACTGAAAATCCTGCAGAATAACAAATGCTTGGGTTCACAAAGGCATTCAAGACCAAGCCAATTGTTCCTGCACCCAAGATTCCTTCGCAACCCGCTCCTCCTCCCCCGCCCGGGCCTACGTCGTAAGATTTCGTGCAGTGAAACCAAATGAAGACTCGTCGCAACCTCATCGGCCCTCTGAAGAAGGGAACTCTGATGGGGTATTCTGCGTCGATGAAGGCCCCGGCTCGTCGTAAGACTCTGCGTAAGGTTGTGGCGAAGGTTGGTCCGCTGTCTACGTTCCGTAAGTTGAATGCAATCTCCGTGTTGACGAAGCGTACTGCACCCAAGAAGTCTCGGACGTTCAAAGCTGACCGCAAGTGGGTGAAAAAGAACTTCATGTAAAGACAAATGGGAAAACTCCCGTTGAAGTGGATTTTGGTTGGCCTGCTCGTTCTCATTGTATTCGGATACGTCTCCGTACAAGGACCGGGTGTACAGTGTAACGGCTCTATGGTCTATTGTCCCGGTGTTGGATGCGTGTCGGGACCCGACAAGTGCAAGTCCGGTTCACCGGGCGGTCCTTCCGCTATCTTTTCTACTACATGGGAACGTGAGCAGTTCATCAATGGAAAGGACATGTGGCCCGAAGTACCCACATTTACAGAGGTCTCGCCTCGTTCAATGGCCCAGTGTGACAATGGAACTCGGGCACCGGACGGTAGGTGCTCTCAGTATCTCGGCCCTTAAGCAAGGGGCGCCTGACGTGTCAGTACCTTCATCTTGATTCGCTTAACATGAAAAAACTCCTCAACCGTATCCTTGACCGTTACCGGATCAAAGTCCTTGCAGGAGAACACATCCAAGTACATGGAATTGTTCTCTTCCACAAAGTGTGCGCAGATATTGGAAGTCTCGATAAGCTGAACGAGCGTATATCCCGCCTTGTTACCCGAACCGAACCGCACGATCTGCGGTGCTCCATATGCAACCATGTCAATACGAGACACCAATGCCTTGTTGAAGTCGTAGATGGTAATAGGATTACGAATTGCATGAGACGTGGCCCCCGCTGCGTCAATAATCAAGTGCTTTCCCCATGTGCGAAGAGGGATCATTGCGTTTACTCTTCTCTTGCGTGAAAATGTAATGAAGAACCACGTTCATAACCGACTTCCACCCGTGACGGGACATGTATTCAACCTGACGTTGAATCTTGTATTCGTCGGGATAGTCTATGTGATTCTTGGTGTAATTATATCGTACATTCTCAGGTTGATCCTTCCAGAGTTTGACGAGGATTGGAAGAAGATACCAACGTGGGTGCAGGTTGCTGACGTCTCAGTTGAGATTGGACTCATTGTTGTCATTGCGTTCTGGGCCACGTATGCCATTCATTTCTTACTGCCCGTTTTGCATGTTTCCCCTGAGCTCGAATATTTCGTTGAAGTGTATGGCGGACGTGTGATGTTCGTATACGCAATCTTCATCTTCATGCGGAATCTAGATGAAAAGCTTACCTTCCTGTTCAACATTCCTTCTCACCGGCGACGGTGACGACCACCCATCGCAGGCTGGGCAGAAGACGTATTGAGGAAGAACGCATAGTACGGAATATAGAAGACTGCGAAAAAGAAGTCCAGTATCGCCCACCCAATGGACTGATACCTGTCGTACGAAAGCTTAGCGGCTGCCAGAGACGGGCCCAAGAGGAGGAAAAGGACGAAGAGGACGCCAAAGAGGGCCTCGAATCCACCAAATATGGACGACAATGTACTGGTCGAAGCCTTGTCGGCAGTCGGGGCAACGGCAGGGTTTACTGGGGCAGTGGGCATTGTATGTGGATGCGAATAAAAACGAATGTCTTATGTGGAAATAAGCGGTGAACAAATATGGCAGAGCACCAGCGTCTCTCAACTGAGCTTCTCATGCGTGGGCATACTACATATGGATCCTACCACGATCGGCGCATCCGGCTGAGTCGATTCAGCTTTTACGAACGAAAGAACCGCAGCCTCCACCGTTCACTGAGTATCCTGTTGGACCAGTACACAAATCTCTTCATCTCTGGAGGTGATACGAGATTTATCCGCTCTCAGATCTTGGCACATGACCGACTTCTAAAAACGGATTCTATCATCCTACGGCATAGGTAAGAGCCGGCCCCAAGCAACAATGTCCTTCACCATCAACACCATGTCTACCCACACCTTCTTCTGCATCGAGACGACCTGCAGCCGCGAGACGACCCTTCCGAACAGCAAGTGCCCCATGTGCGCTTGCCCTGGCTGCGGGGACGTGGGCGCCACCATTGTCGGGTCTGACTATTGTCACACCTGCCTCTCGGTTCGATACCACCCATGCAACCGGGCCTTCGTTGACCATGACCACGATCACACGGGCCGCTGCGGTTGGGCCTACGATGGCACCCGCCTCTGCGGCGACGAGGAGGCGGCCTGCCGGGGATGCGGGATCCTAATTGCGAACGGCGAGGACGTGTGCGACGGATGCAGGATCCAGTATTCCTTCGACGAGGACGAGTACTACTCCAGATCCCGCTGCACGTGCGACGGAAGCGGCCGCATGTGCAAGACCTGCGACGAAGAGTCTAGCGACCCTTGCCGAGGATGCGGCTCTCATTCGCTGTGGAGCGACAGTTACTGCCTCAAGTGCTACGAGGTTCGGTATGGCCCCCGCCACAGTTCCGTGTCCTCGCCGCCGCCCGCACGTTCGCCGGATGAACTGCGGGAGATCATCGAGGAGATTGAAGTGCGTATTCGTGGCGGTTTGACGAAGGAACAGCGAGACGACTGGATCTGGATTCTCCAGAACCGCCGTGCCGACCTTGCGGCGGCGGAGAAGGAGATGTGGGAGGGATACGATCAGGACGACCTTAACAAGCTCGACCTCCAGAACCGACGCGGCTTCTGAAAACGGATTCCTCACACAAAACACTTTTTACATTGCCCCACATACAACATGGACTCCTTCTTCATCACACTCGGATTCAGCACGACTCGGTCTAAGGAGTACGCCGATGCTATTCAGGCTACAGAACGTGCAGAAGCCGTTGACTGGATTCGCACGACTACAGATATTCACGGATCTCGGTCAGACACCATCTTAAACAAGATGGTCTATGGCGAGTATCATAGTGGCGGTAGCTTCTTCGACGCTCTCCGTATCGCCCAATTTGCGTTCAAGCACGGGTACGAGGCATTGGCAGCGGATGCTATTCACTGGAACAAGCTGGATGTCTACCAGATTGAGACGGTTCGGTATGCGGTGTTCGAACTGGCCCGCAAGCGAGAGACGTCCGACATTCCGCAGGTGGTCATCTATGACCGCTGCACCAAGGCGTCGCTGGGTGAGGACTGGCGAACCTCGACAACGCTGACAGAACTGGCTATCCGCAACGCAGCCGCCCGTGCCCTTGACATGGTGCGATTCTTCAACACCAGCCGCTGAAAACGAATCGGCATGCATCCATCTACTTATTTTTCAATGCCTTTCAACTACAAGCTCCTCGGTTACGACGACAGCTTCAACCACATGCTTCAGTCCGCAGAGACGGCCATTGACAAGCTCAATGCATGGCACTGGGTTCGCGACTTTCACGACCCAGAGGGGTTTGGTGGGACAATGGACCCCATGATGTCTGCGATGGGTGCTGCGATGGACTACAAGGGACACTCGGTTTCTTCCATGGGAAGGACGATGCGGTCCATGCAAACCATCGCCAAACACGGAATGTGTGTCTTCATTGAGAATGTGCCTCACTTCGCCAGCTATGAGGGCTTTCTACGCAGCCTCTTTGGCGAGGAGGGACACGAGTTGAAGCCCAAGGTCCCAGAGTTCGAGGTTGACAATCCATGGTGGGTTGCGGACGAGAAGCGATTCCGTACTCTTGAGGAGCACATTGCCTATGTGTCGGCCCGCTGAAAAACGGATTCAGTAGCACAGAACAAACATACTTTTACCATGGAGTGCATCAACTGCCCTCAGTGTTATGCGTACGCCTACGACACACTAGTCCGCCCTGCTTCCCGTGCCCGTATTGATATGTTCGAGTACACCGTCAGCATGTCCCGTATCACCAAGGCAGCTCACACATTGACCCCCGACTTCATCCGAGCGAGTATCACGCCCGGCGACCTTGCGCACGTTGTAATCCTTTGCGTGGAAGCGGGCGGAGTCGTCCGTCCCAAGAACAGGAAGCGAAACGCCTTTGCCATCATGTCCATGTGGATGCAGGGTCGTGTCAAGGACCTTGGGAACATGACTGAGATTCACTTCGAGCACTCGGGTGGGTTCACTCCTGAACCGGCACCGCTACCCCTGCGTATCCGCATCCCCCCATGTCCGGATGGCCTATACGCCTGAAGAATTGTCGTGGATAAATATAAATGGACCTTAACATCATTATCCCCGTTCTTTTGTTTGTTGTGCTGTCGCCGGGCGTTCTGCTTTCCCTGCCGCCGGGTGCGGGCAAGACCACACAGGTTGCGACGCACGCCGTCGTCTTCGCCGCCGTGTACTATGGTCTGCGTAAGACGTTCCCCCAGTACTATTGATCATCCCTGCGACAGAATGTGACGCACGACAGGGTGGTCCTGGATTCTAGCAATTTCTCCCCACGAAATGTACTCTTGAAACACCCGCTCGTTTGCTGACAGTGGGAAAGATGGATAACAACACCTCAACGCCTGAAACGCCTCCGCCTCTACGGTGGCGTTTCGCTGGCGTAGAAACATCGTAATCTGGTCAAGCTTTGCCTTGCGAGAGGGAATGTCCAGCGCTTTGAAGTTCGCAGCGAATTGCTCCATACTGATTGAACCTCAACCACTCTTAAACTTACTTCTTAGCGGCGGCAGCTTGTGCTCGTTTCGCCACTACGATCCGCTTCCGCGTCTGCTTCAGAGCGTCATTGGCTTTAGCGAGTATCTTCTTGGCTCTCGCTACCCGCCGAGTCCCACTTACTAAGCGTTTCTGTTCTGCCTTCACACGATCATGTGTCATTTATAAGTGATCTTCACATTTAAAACCCATGTATGTAGAACCACCTCCGAAACTTCCACGCAGGTGGTAAGCCACACAAGCGATTGATGTGATACTTATCACCCCGCTGCAGATGACCCGATAAGACAGCCCGAAGCAGCGGGACCTGACGAATAGCCGTGCGACACAAATAGGATCGTGTCCTAGCGGCTGCCCGTTGGGCGTCTGTTCGCGCCTCCTTGAGTCCAAACCAGTTTTGAGATTCGAGAAAGTCAATCACCTCTTTCTTAGCGGTTTTCTTTGTCGCCATGTAGTCTTTGAATTTCAGAAGGGCTTCCTTTTTCAGTTCACGGTATGCTGGATCCCGCTTGACAGTCGCAAAGGTATTCAGTGCAAGTTGTTCCTCCTCCAGCCGTTCACGTGGCTCCTTGTGCCGGTTACACAAGATGCAGTCAAAGTTGGTTCGTTTCAGGTAGCTAATTGCACACCGGGTGTGATATGCATGTCCACATTCGAGCTTGACGCAGGTTGCCGTCGATTCACGCTCATCTTGAAACTCCTCCAAGTCCATTTCGGACTGGCAGACCGAACAATCGGGCATTTAAATGTTCCACGTTGATTGGTGTAAGCCAGTATGCCATCGGCCGAAGAGCTGCGATCCGTAGTTGCGGGATACGATGCCGTGGATGACTTTCTTCGAAATGCCACTCGCCAAATCGAGCTGGCAGCCCGCTCGGGGTTGACTCGGGATTACGTTGATGTTCCTGGCAATCTTACCCGAGCCCAAGCAAAGACGGCTCTCGTTGGCAACTTTCCCAACTGTCGGGTTGACAAGGTGTGGTTCGTAAACTGCTTTAAAGTTAGCTGGGCGAAGTGACAATGGGCAACTGCTTCGGGTTCGAAGACACGCCCATGATGACGATCGGGACAAAGACGGTGAAGAAAAGCCAGATGAAGGGGATCAAGACATACCAAGATGCATTGCGGTTCATTGGGCGTGAATGTCCTGATACAGCCGTGATCACAACGTTATTGAATCACGAGGTGTCCTTTGTGTCGGTGTCTGCGCCATTTCAGATTGTGGATGAAATTATCTTCAAGCAATCACACATTCCCATTCGGAAGCTGTACGGTCGTCGCAAGTGAACCCGCAGTCGAGTCACGGAGAGTGTACATCTTAACTAACGGTTCGAACTGAATGTCTGTCAGAATCAGAAATCCACCGACTGAGATGATGATGCCATCCTCCCATTCGATGCCCTTCGGCCGGAAGAGCCAAAAGTAGATACCGAGAAACAGTCCCAGCGAAACCTTGAACACGGTGTCGACAACCGCAAACAGTGAACTTTCTTTCACCTTGTGACCGGTGGCTAACATGATAACCTGAAGAAGGACAACTGCCTTCAGAAAGAAGAAGTACACTTGATACGCCTTCATTGTGATACTCCGAGCAAAAACGGATTCGTCGGCGGCTATCCAGTTGTCTGGCAAAATGGAGATCGTCGTTTGGATCAATAATGCACGTGAGTTCAGCCAGGTCGTCGGTGAGGAGAATGCACCTCTCTCATTCGCCAGATGTGTGCACAGGTACATGGTGGGTCGTGACGCAGAGTTCGACCACTCTAGCCACTTCATCACCTTTGCCAACCGTCATATCTCCGTCATGATGCTTGGCGCCATTACACAGGAGCTGTACGATATCACCCGGAAGGAGGTGAGACACATTCTTCGGAATGAGCTTCCGCCCATCGTTTGAGAAAACGAATTCGGGTCCACCAACAAAACTACTTTTTAGCTGACAACATGGAGCACCTCTATATTCTCGAACTCACCTGCGGCAAGTACCTCGTCGGCAAGTCCCGCAATGTCGAGCACACCTACGCCTATTACGCCTGCGGATTCGGCCCCCAATGGATTCAGACCTACAACCCCATCCGCATCATCGAGACTCGCCCCATCACCACTCCGAATGACGTGCGGGTAGCAACGATGGCCCTCATGAAGAAGCACGGCATTGATGCTGTGCGTCCCTACGACTGCGGGGATATGCGGCTAGGCGATGAGGTTGAGCAGTCAATTCGCTTTGAGATGCATGCGTCTGCGGACTCGTGCACGAACTGCCACGCAACGGGGCATGATCACAAGGTCTGCACGCAACCCAAGAACACTAGTTGGGCGTGCCAGTGGTGTGTGTCAGACTATCCCAACCGGTATGCGTGCGAGCAGCATGAGAAGGGATGTCGCCCCCCAAAGACGTCTCTACCCGAGCCTAAGGAATGGTGCACTCGGTGCGGTCGCACGGAACACACGGCTGATCGATGCTATGAGGTCAAGCACACGGAGGGTTGGCGGATTCACTGAAAACGAATTCATTGAATTCACGAAAGACCCCGAGCCGGCCCAACACAAGCACAAGCACATCATGTCTTCTTCCACCCGCACGTCCCCTCGCCTTGCTGCAAAGTATGAGAAGAAGGCGCATGCTGCCTTCATTCTCATGTATGAGACCTTCTACGGAACATGGTGCCGAGACCGCTGGATCAGTCTCCCCGAGCCATGCCCGGACGGCATGGAATCCAAGGCCTTCATCAAGGCGCAAGCCGCATACCGTGTGGCACTCGCACGCTGTGTGAATCCTGCACAAGCCCACCACGGCTTCATGGTCAGGTTGGCCGAGTGAAAACGAATTCGCTCGACAGCATCCAAACCCTTTTTACAATGGAGCCTATCACTCGTGCTCAACTTCAGAATGCCTCTGCCGCCGCCATTGCCGAGAAGGCCCGCATCGCACACCGAGAGCAGGAGGTCAAGGGACAGCTTGCCGCTGAAGAGTTCTACAAGGAGATTCGGAGGGTGGCTGAGGTTGGTGTCATGACATCTGTGGCTTCAAAGTCAATTCCACTGGGTGTGGCCTTTGACACGTTGCTGCACTGGACGAAGGAGCACTTTCCCGACTGCGATGTCTCTATGGAGATTCGGCACATGGGCCCCGATGCGACCTACGGAGTTCGTGTGAGTTGGGCACCCTTGACCGACTGTGAATCGATCACACATGCGTTGGAGCAGCGGCGACTGGAGAAGGAGACGTCGTGGTGAAAAACGGATTCTGTCTTACCAATGGACAGGTAAGAGCCCCGGTCACCATGTCTACAACCAACCTCACGCCCCTCTCCGGAGTCCTGAACCTCTACATCGCCTACAAGACCCATGTCGTTCTGCACCCAATGGCATTGGACACCAATGAGCGCGAAATCCGCAACCAAGCCCTAACTGCCTTCGTTGATGCGCAAGCACTCCTCACACTTGATGATCTGATCAAGTTCAAGCACATTGCGTATGGATGGACACACATCCACAAGGATGATCCCGGGGTCTCGTTCTCCTGGGGTCCATCGCCTGCATCCAAGTCCCTTGCCCTCATGGACGCACAGATCCAGGCCCGCCGGCCACGTCAGGGTTCGTGATGAAAACGAATCCGAACACCACAACCCATTTTTACATTCAAAATGCAGACCCCTATCGGACCCCCTGTTGACATCTACAACCTCGTTCCCGGCAAGCGATACTATGCCTTCTCCGCCGGTACCTTCGCCGCTCTCCTGCGGTCTCGTTTCAGGGGAACATTCAGTGAATACTATGTTGGTGGGGCTTCAAACTACCAGATGATTCGATTTCACGAGACAGTTGAAGTGAGTAGTGGAATTACGCATACAATCGGGAGCCGCATGGCGACCCCGTGGGGATTGTATCTTCGAGTCTGGGAACCCGAGTGTCGGTGTGGCCAATCCTATGAGTACTACAACCTCTGTCGCTTTGACGACGCACAGAAAAAGGAGATCCACGACCGGTACATTCTCCGGATGCGGAGACAGTATGAGCGTGGGTTAACGGGAACGTGTCCTGATGGCAAGTGGCTTCCACGTGATTTGGTTCGGGAGATCAGTTTACGCTATCTCACCGACGAGAAGGTGAATTGTGCCAAGAGGTGGAAGCTATCAGGGGAATCGGATCGACTTCATCGTACCGCTCTCCACCCGGAAGTTCTCCCCAGTGCTGCATGCTAGGATACTGGAAACGCAGACGACCAAGCCAGGCCCGGAGTGTTGCCTCGTCTAGAATGTACTCGCCATTTCCAGCAAATCCATCGTCGATCCAGAAGATTGCGTACTTTGGTGCGTAGTCGGGGTCAAGCATTTTTGTTACTTATCCTTGTCTGCGAAAACGGATTCATTTTTCACTACGAAAGGTCATTCCCACCGTCACCATGGCATCCATCTTCATTGTCCTCGAAGCGACCAGCGAGTGCAGCCGAACCATCTTCCCTACAACCTACAAGACCCTCAAGGACGCAACAGACGCAATCAAGGCGAGATGGATGCCGTTTCTAGAAGAGTTCGTGAAATACAACGGGGGTAGCGCGGATACACTGTGGATGGAATGCCTTGCCGAAGCCACGATAGAGAAGAACGTGGTCTTGTTGTACCTCGAGAAGGAGAACTTCTTCGAGGTTCACGAACTGCCGATTGCCCAGTGAAAACGGATGTCAACCCAACTACTATTCATTTTTCAATCGCCATGAAGACATTCAATCTCTTTCTCGGGGCAGTTGTTGGTATACTCTATATCATCGCCAAGCCATCGCAGCCTGGTGCGTGCTTTCGTTGTGGGCGACACGGGCATTGGATCGCACAATGTTATGCTCGAACTCACATTGACGGACATTCTCTTTAATAGCATAGAAAACGGATACACCCGTCCACATTAACTTATTTTTCAATGCCCTGCGCCATGTGTCGATCAAAGACCCACACGTATCAAACATGCCCACTCCGTCGACCCCCTCCTCCGAAGATCGTATATATCCCCAACAACGGCTATAAACCGGCAATTGTTGGCGGCATTGTTGGCGGTCTAGTGCAAAATTCAGGGTGTGTTGTAGCCTAACTGAAAACGGATCGGAAGCTTACACAAAAAACACTTTTTACCGTCAAGATGGAGCAACTCTACGTTCTTCAACTCGCGGGTGGAAAGTATTACGTCGGCAAGACGAAGAATGTTGCGGATCGCTACAAGCAGCATGTCGCGGGCGACGGGGCGACGTGGACGAGGAAACACGCGCCGATCAAGTTGGTCACGACGCGTGGACTGAAAGGTGAGCATGATGAGACCAATACGACCAAAGACCTCATGAAGAAGTATGGGGTGGACAACGTGCGCGGAGGCGCATATGTCTCTATCGAGATTGATGAAGCAACCAAGTCGGTGTTGGAGCGAGAGTTTCGCGGTAACAACGACAAGTGTTTCAAGTGCGGACAAGACGGTCACTTTGCGAATAAGTGCTCGAGTATCGAGGAAGAGGAGGAAGAGGTTACAGTGTGGGGATGCGAACACTGCGACAAGGAGTTCACTAGCATGACGCGCGCGATTGCCCACGAGCGGCGATGCACATCCAAGCCTCAGCCGCGTCCCGCCAAGAAGGCAGGCGCCTGCTACCGCTGTGGGCGCTCGAGCCACTACTCACCCGACTGCTACGCAAAGACCGACACGGATGGAAATGATTTGGATAGTGACTAACCCTTTAACCCTCTCTCCTTCAGTTCCCGTTTCTGAGCGCGCAGTTCAGCGTTCAGTGAGCGTCGAGTAGGGTTCTGGAGTACCCGAAACAGGTGGTGGTGCTCGCGGAGATACTCGCCTTTTTTCATGCGGATGGTCTTGCAGGTCTTCGAGCCGCGGCGTGTTCGGCTGGCGGAGGAGCCACGTCGACGTCCACCGGATTTCATTTGATAGGTCGTGTGAAATTCCTTAGGCACGGACTCACTGAACGAGACAGGGTCTGTAAACACGCCTCCACCTTCGAGAAGGATTTCGTGCTCTTTCTCGATACGCGTCTTGAACGCACTGATGAGCATCATGTCCGGAGTGTTCCTTGAAGTGAACCCCTTGCGATACGCCGGAATGAGTGATTTCACATATTCAACGACGTGAGATGGTACGTATCCGGCTCCAACCTTTTCGACGTTCAGATACCGAACACCCGGCTTCACTACGATTTGATAGAGACAGCAGTCGTCGCCTCCAAAAACCGAAGCAGAATCCCTGTCTTCCGATGTGCTAATCACCGGACGCACATCAGACCGAAGCGAATCTGGTGCCGCAAGCTGGGGAATACCCGGTTTTACTTTGCCTTGTCCTCGCCATACAACGCGCTGTGGCTCCGGTGTTTTGGGCCACATGTGTTTCGTCGCATTGACGCGGTCGGCAAAACCGGGCAATGACCCGTTGGTCAGAACCCATTCGAACACGAGTGCCTGCACCGTGCCCGCCATTATTCATTCCTGAGATTACTTCAGGGCCCGCACGCTGAGGATATACAGGAACATCGCATTCACCACGCCCAGGATTAACGCAGGAGCCGACCGGAGAAACATGTAGAAACCACGCTTGGGCGACACGGTCATCACATACAGCTCAAACAGCACCACGAGGCCGGCGGAGATGGCCACTAACCAGAAGATGACATAGTAATATGTCTCAATCGTGTCGTTCGATACCTTCTTCGTTAACTCGGACTCGGTTGCCATTTACTTAGTCTTCCTATAAGTTTTGCGCACACGACGCTTTCCCTTCTTGGTCTTGCGGCGACCCTGCCCGTTCATAGCTGCATACCCTTCGCCAATACCTTCTGCGCCGAGAGCAACCGCCTCACCCTTTGCTACTGTCTGAAGTGCAGCCGGGTTCTGTATCATTGCATATGTCTGATAGAACCCAAGCGCAATCACGCCTGCAAATATACCTAAAAACGCATACACAACGATCGGACTGTCGGCCATTACTTAACCCGCCGACGAGTTTTGCGTCGGAGGTCTCCGTCGTGCTTGGGATTTCCATCGAGGAACGAGTAGACCCGAGCCATTGCCCACTGCTCCTTGCTGAGCTTCTTGGAGTACGGTGCACTGACGCCCTTTCGGAACGTACCCTTCATCCGAACGGAGGTGGGGTTCGTCTTGTACGCACCAATGCCACGATTGTAGACCTGGCGAAGAATGGGTCGGGACACTTTGGAGACTTTGGCCAACTCGCCCAGCGAGTATCCGCGAACCGTCATGTGGTGTTTGCGGAAGAACCGCAGACGGTGCGTGTTCCGGGCGGTTTTGCTACCACCACGCCTAGCTTTGAGGGCTGGGAGCGAATCTAGAAATTCTTTCAACTGAGTCCGTTGACTTTCCAGCCTTTCCGCGTCGGCTTCACCGGGCGGAAGGCCCTCGTTGGCTGCCGAAAATTCAGCGTCCTCTACTTCGAAGTCTGTCAGCATATCGTTGAATTCTTTCAACAACTCCGGATCTCCTAAGATCGACCGCCTGTATTTGTCGAACCCACTATACAGTGTGTGAGCCTGTCCAAAGAGCTCTACAGTCTTATCTGGCGTTATCAAAGACGTCTTGAACCCTTCTGTTGGTTCCTTCTTCAACACATAGAACTGGTGAGGAACGCCGACAACCCTAGCTGGATCGCTAAATCCCCACTTTATATAGATGTTCTTAACCATATCGTTCATGGGATATAGATAGATGAAGTCATACCCATCCACATTCGCCTTCACCACGAGACTGTCAAACAACGCCTTGCCAACGCCACCGTAGTACTTGTCTCGAATACGACGCGTACTGATCTCTGCGAGATAGATGTAGTTCCGACCATGATCATGTTTTAATTGGGCGGTTAACCAACCGCATATTGTGCCGTCTTCTGCCTGTGCGACAATGTTCCAGTCTGGTTTGATTCCAAAGTTAGAAGACCACGGTTGAATCATATGGTGAAAAGGACGTATGTTGGGATCAGACCGCAGTCGCTTAGCAATCGGTCCGTTCACATTTTCCTTTGATTCAACTTTCTGCTGTTCCTCCGCTAGGGCGGCCAGCCTTGCGATTTCGGCGTCGTCTTCGCCGACTTTGAGCCACGTGATCGCACACGCCATTACTTACGGCGACGACGAGTTTTGCGGCTCCGGCGTCTGCGAGTGCGACGGCCTTTGCCTCCATATTTATTCACATCCTCTTCAAGCTCATCTGGGAGTGCGTGGTTGTACTTCTTAGGGTCTACGTCGCCAAGTGGAAGACCAATTGCGACTGCACCCTTTTCAGTTGCCGCCGTCTGTCCGCTCTTTCGGAATATCCACTCGTCTACGCGATAGCCGCGCATGGTGGGCGAGCTCGGAC